AAAGAAAGTCTTTTAAAGCTCGGCATGGGCAAAATATTAAAAAAGGCAAGATGTCGGCTGCTTATTGGGCTGATAAAGTAAAGTGGTAATCACGGGGGTGAATAGGTATCGACTGAGTATTGAAAATATAGCGTGCAAGGCTGTGTGAGTGTGGCACAGTAAAAACACTCAAATTATAAAAGCCAACGACAACGTTGCATTTGATTACGCCCTAGCGGCGTAAACATGGGGAGCGACCAATGCCTTATCATCAAAAGACTGGTTCCGTTGAAGGATACCCGCAAGGGGAGTAAACGGTCAAGTGGTTTTTCCAAGTTAGGCCCATAGGACAAACTTGGTGGTGCGCTCGGTGGGTGTTTGTCAGAGTTCTTATAACTGACTAACCTTGTGAATGACGTTATAGTGGATATATTTAGGACCCGGGTTCGACTCCCGGCACCTCCACCAACTATTTAATAATATGCAAAAACTATTTGAAAATTTTAGAATATTCTTAAACGAGGCGCCAACAGACCTTCCCGGACAAGACGCGCTGGACGCTTTAAAAAATAAAATGGAGGCCAATCCTCAGCAATACCTCGAAACTTTCGAAGGAGACGTCCTGGATCTAACAAGAGATCCAAACAAAATAGGTCTTGATTCATGGATTGAAGATGGTTGGAAATATTGGCCGAAAGGCGCAAAATTTAATTTTAAATGGTATGCGGGCCCGAAAGGAATTGAATTTGTTTTTCAGAGTATTCTCGATACAGCCAAATCTCCTGACGGAAGAGGAATAAAAGATTTGAGCTTTACCGAGAAAAAACAAGCCGAAGCATATCTTAAAGAAAGATTCGAAAGATGGCGCAGGAAGAATGGCGCGTACGCAGACGCTGGTAAAAAACAAAAAGAATTTGCTGATAAACTGCAAGATAAATTTTTTGATAATTTGGAATATGGTAAAGGTCATATTGGTCGGCAGCTGGCGCCGCATCGTTATGTACTTCATGCATTAAGTAAAGAATTAAAAAGAAGCCAATGGGCATATTATTCAAATATACTTGATTTCGCTGTTGAGGAGTGGTTTAAGCACCTGAACATCCACCGCGAACGGCGGGGCATTGGACGAACAAGCTCAACAAAAAAACCAGCCTTAGCGTACGCAATGAGAGAGTGGCTCTTAAACACCATAATTTTAAGCATGCCTTATTCTGAAAAAACAATACGCTTGATGGCAAAAAACTCAAGAGACATAGCACAAGACATAGCACGATATTATAGCATTGAAATTGAAAATCCAAAAAGAGTGCGAAAAGACGTCTCAGATGTCGCAAGCCGCCTTAAGGCTCCGAGCCCGAGGAAACCTAGGTTTGTTCCCGTGGTGTATGGAGATGCCATGGCGGATCTTTTTCACTCTCTGAATAAACTCGACGATACGGAGCATTTCAGCCCGTCTTTGATCATGGATCCAGAAAAAGCCATGGCCGTCGGTACCAGAGAACAAGGAGTAGAAATCCTTCCTGAAAAATTCTGGAAAAGAATCTCTGACGAACAAGTAAATATAGAAAAAATTGTGGCTCAAGTAACCCGCGATCCTGAAAAATATCTAGAATTGTACATTAGTAAAGCAACTAACGATCCTATAATCTCTAAAGCATCAAGAGTTGGTTGGGAAAGATTGCAGCCTTTAGAGAGAAAATTAGTTAGAAATCGTTTAGTTAGTCTTGTGCTAGTCAGAAATTTTAATTTGATGGGCAAGAAAAAACCAATTATAAAAAACATAGAACTCTTGGATGATATGGTAGAGTCCTGGGAAGAACTAAGTAACATGCGGCTAGATTTAGAAGATCTTTCCGAACAAGGTTCGCGAGAAATGACTGTTGCGAACAAGAAACCTGATAAAAACTGGTTTAAAAGAACTCTAAGAAAGATTCCGTTCTTTAGCACATTCTTTGCAACAGCACTTTTTCCTTATGACGAAGCATATGCAGCTTATATACGCGGACTGGAGCGGAAAGCCGGCATTCGCGAAGAATGGGATGGTACAACATCTATGACAGTTGGCGGAGCAGTTCAAACGCTTGCCGGCATGCCGTTAGTTGCGCTTGGAGATTCTCAAGCAGAGCTTCATTCATTAATACTTTTAGAAATAGCAAGGTCATTTGACCCAGGAGTAGAATTAACTGAATTAATTATGATTTTAGCTAAAAAATATGGTTCGGAAGTTGGTGAATGGCTCATGAAAGGAAGAAGATATCTTGGACCTTCAAAAGAAGATATTGAGGATTATCCAGATCTTGATCAAACGCCTTCTTGGGCCCATGGAGATAAAGGTGAAAAAGAAGAAATAGGACCTGTTCCTCAAGACTTACAAGAAATGAAAATGATTTTCGAAAACTGGCGAAAATGGAAGTAATTTATAAACAATCAACAACTATTTAATATTATGAAAAACTTATTTGAAAACTGGCGTAAATTTGTAAATGAAGTAAAAGAGTTTGTTTGTCCTCCTGCAACTCAAGACTCACAATTAAACAATGAAAAAAGACAAATAGCGATTGATGAAGCAAAATATGGGCCGGCGAACCCTGGTGAAGCCAACGAAAAATTTTGGGATTTTTATGCAGATAAATGGAATACAGATGTAAAGCAAGCTAAAAGTATGAGATGTCATAACTGCAGGTTTTTCAATGTTTCTTCTCAAATGAAAGAGTGTTTGGAGAAAGCAGTCGCAGACGATGAATACGAGCAATGGGACGCAGGCGGTTTTGGCTTTTGTCACAAGTTTGATTTTGTATGCCGACAAGAAAGAACGTGTTTAAGTTGGGCCTCTGGCGGACCTATCAAAAATAATCCGCGTGAGATGGAAAGTGAAGATTAATTTAGATCTTAAAACTTTGATAACAATTGTGGCTTTTGCTGCTACAATGGGTGGGTTCTATTATTCTACTCAAGAACGATTAGCTAATTTAGAAGATGAAATATCTGTTTTAGATAAAAAAATAAAACGATTAAATCGTTTAATCAAAGGAAAATAAATGAAATTAATATCATCTCACGTTTGTATGACAAAAGACGTTGGATTCCATGGAAATCTATTCGGAGGACTCATGTTATCTTGGCTCGATGAAGCCGGCGCCACTCTAGCAGCTGAAATCTGTGAATCACCTAGGATGGTGACTAAAAAAATAACAGAAGTTATTTTTGAAAAACCAGTAAGGCCGGGGCAGATAATTAAAATTTATGGCGATCTTAAAAAAATTGGCAACTCCTCAATAATCGTGGGCTTGGAGGCCAGGAGGCACAGTCCATACAACGGCTCGCAACGTCGTGTTTGCTCAACAGATATGACATTTGTTAGAGTTGATGGAGACGGCGACTCAGTACCAATAAGCCCGCACATAAAAGAAAAATACAGTACTTAATATTATAACAAACTTATTGCACTAATTACTAGTATGATCCGAGTAACAATAAAAGAAAGCAGAAAAAGGTCAAGGGAGTTATTAGGCGAAGGGTCAAAACTACCAGATCCTGAGTTACTAGCAACTGGCTCGACGTCGGCGTTCAAAAACTTCTTTAAAGGATTTTTCAAAGTTGTTGGGTGGGCCAGTGGCATGGCCGCGATCGGCGAACTCATACCAGCAAGAGATCTTTACATAGAGTGTATGTCTGCCGGTGGTTTGCAGTCTAAATGTAGAGATATGTTTCATAAAAGACTTTACACTCAAGGCTTCTGGGATCCTACAGAGGAATTAGGAAAAATAAAGATAAGATATCGAGAAGCATGGGATCTTTATAAATATACACGAGGAAGAGTTGGCGAAGTAGGAATATACAGGGTATATCTAGAAAACTGTGATTTAGACACACCAAAAGAAGTTCGAAAAGAACATTGTAGCGATGGTAGAGCATTTAAAGACAGAAGAAAATTTACCAAATCAGATTTGAGAATTATTCGTGATGCGAAACGGTTTCAAAACCGTAATTTTCCGCTTGTGCTCACGGCCCCAATAGAAAAAATCTTAGGGCCGGATTGCCCTCCCGGATATAAGCCGACGCCGGCTATCGATGGAGGAGGAAAAAAGTGTGAACCAGGAAGGATATAAGCTATGATAAAAATTAAAATCAACAACAAGCAATTGTTATCTGAAGGGTCAATGTTAGATATGCGGGAAAAACAAGAAATTTTTCGTGCCATCGTTGATTTACACAACAAGACAAAAAATACTTCTTCAATTCAGAAACCAGTTATAAAAATTAATCCGGATACTGGAGCGTTCTCGTTCGAAAATCCAGCGGGTCGCATCTTTGTGGGAACTGAAACGCTTCCCGGGCAACGATCCGCCGGGAAGCGGACTCCAACGGTCATGCCAGCGCCTGGCGTGGGTCCAGCTAAAGGTCTTGACTACGGCGATCCGCCGGCGGCGAAAAAAAAGTATGGCGCGCCGCGTGACGTCGGGCCAATCAAACCGATGCCAGGCTCTGATAATCCCCGACTGAAAAATCTTCCGCCGACGCCAGGAGTTGAAACGCCTAGGCTTCCCAGCGGCAAGCCGGCGCCAGGCTTTACTCCACACGCTATACCTCTAGAGACAGTAGAGATACTAGCTAACGGAGACATAGTGGTAAATTCGGATCTTCGTGGTCATTATAGCGCAGATGATCTTCGCAAACTTGACGCTGACGGCATCCTTCCAAAAAGATGGACTCAAGATTATCAGCACGTATTAGACGAAATTTCAGATATGGTTGAAACTCAAAGCAAAGGCTGGAGGTCTTTATCTAGCTCTAAAGAATTCCGATTGGCAAAAGGAGAAACTGCTTCTTTAGCGCGCAGAATTGCAGATAGAATAAGAACAACTATTGGAACTAGCTGGGGTTTTGTTATCGATCGACTTGACCCAACATCAAAAATATATAGAAGACAGATGAGCGCGATCAACGCACCTCCTTTGACTAAAAGAGGGAGAGTTAAAATGTCTGCAGCAGTTGACGCAGACATCAATAAAGTCAAGAGAGATCTTGCTAAGGCGCGCGCAAAAAATGTTAAATTGATGAATACTCCTGGATCTCCAGAAAAGAAAATAGCAGCGCAAACTCAGCGAGCCCAGAAACTAAGACAGTCATTAATAGCTTTAAAGGATTTAAAGGACATAATAGACTCTGGAGGCGCAACAAAGAAAACTCTTGGCGGAGCGCTTAAGCGCGCAGGCGCTACGGGCGCCAGAGGCCTAGGTAAAATAGCTGGATGGTTAATGCTTCCGGCTGATGCTGTAGTAATATATCAAGCGTTACAAGATGCACAAATGCATGGCGCAACCTCTTCAGAGGCGCTTAAGCTAACAACTTTAGCACAAGGTCATGGTTTTGATGAGCTGGCTCAATTTCTTGTTGGGTGGGCTGGATATCAAGACGATTGGTTTGTACATGAAGAGTTTTTTAATCTTCATGCTAAAATTCAAACCAGATATTATCTTGCATGGAGCAAGATGATGTTCTTGAAGAGACACTGGGAAAATATACCAATTGGAACTGAGACACCTGGAGGGCCCTGGACCGCTGAAGATCGTAACACACTTCGTCGAGTTAGAAAATATCAAAAAAGTGGAGTCGATCTTGTTGATCCAGCTTTAAGAAAGATAATGGGTAAGAATCTCCGCGGGTTTATGAAAAAAATATTTCCTGCGCCTAAAGATTCTTCAGGACGTACTTTTAAGCCCGATTCTCCGGAGTATCAAAATCCAACAAGATGGAACGCTCCTGGATTTCCCCAGGATTTGCAAGAATCTAAAAATTTTCAAAGATCTAAAAATAAAATAAAAATTAAAATTAATTCTTAACTTTTCTATAAATTATCTTATTATATAATATAACTAAAATTACAAGTTAACTATAAGGAGATAATTATGACTGTAAAGCAGGTATTTAACAAACCCTGGAAAAATGATTCTTTTCATGCAACCTTCGAAGAAGCAGACACAGTTCGAAAAAAACTAATTAACATATGGTCTGAAAACAAAGAACATGAAGGGATGCAAGCAAAAGTAAAGCGGCTATCTGACCGATATGTAGTAAAGACTAGACTGCATCCGGATTTTGACATCAAAGAGGAAAAGAAAAATGGGAAAGGTAAACGACGAAATAAAAAGAATTCAAGTCGAGGAAAATCTGACACTCCCCCAGTTATTTGATAAATACCCTCATCTGGCCAGACTTCAATTTGAAGAAATTAGAGAAGAGAGTAATCTGAAAGAAAGTAAAGGTCAGCTTAAACTTCTCTTAGATTAGCTTTACACCGCTCGATTTTGTAGCTACTATTATAGTACAGAACCGGGCAGTATCTCCTCGCTCTTATAAAGCGTAGAAAGAGTAGTCGGTTACACGTGGGTTCAATCCCCACCTGCCCGACCAGCCATTGGAAATAAAAAAAATGAGAGAAAGCAAAAAAAAATATTTAGTTGAGTATAACAAATATAAAGACATTCAGTTAGCGCTGAATGAAATTTATGTTAAAAAAGCTCGCTCTTCAGAAAAAGTAATGATAACTGAGATTGATGAAGTAGCTAATGTAGCTAGAGTAAAAAATCTACGTACAGGCGCTTTGCAAACTAAGACTCTTCACTGGTGTCGAAAAAACTTAGAGCTTCTATCCTCTTAGTTAGGATACACATATTGCGCCCTCAATGTGTCAATAAATTTTGATATATTGATTCATGGCTTCGTGGAATCTTTATAAAGTTCCAGAGATCTGTATATGTTGCAGAAAGAGTTATATGATGAAACCTATAATGCACAGAATGAATCACACCGACTAATTCACCTTTAATATTAACAATAGGAGATCCAGAAGAACCACCAATAGTGGGAATTCCGTAAAACGCATTTCTTTTACTATTACCAAAAAATCTGCCTTCATACACCGGCACCATCTCTCCATCAATAATGCCAACCGGCGCAGCTAGATTATATACTTTTTCTGCATATTCCGGAGCTTTGACCGCCAGCACTAATGGATAATTTGGGAGATCTTTTGTTTTTTGAGCGCCAAGTATACATATGTCTAATTTTAAATTATATTTTAATATGAACAGCGCATGCACTTTGTTCGACCGATCAATCGCCTTGTGCACTATGTCTCCGCCACTTTTACGTACAATATCCTCTAAAGGTCCTAAGTTGCATATATGCGCGGCTGTTAATATTGCCAATGACCCTCCATATATTATAATTGATCCGGATCCGGATGAATGGAGAGAATATTCTGGAGCAGAACATGTATTCCCATCAGAGCATGCCCCTGGCTTTATATAGGTTTCTATTTTTACTACTGATTTTTTAACATCAGAAAGGCGTTTAACTACGGTCGTTTGCGAAACACAACTACTTATAAATGGTACAATAAATATCAATAAAAGATTTAAATATTTTTTCATATCATGGTAAATAGTTTGTAACAGAAGAGTAACATATGAAAAAAACCTACATTCTTGATACGAACGTGTTTTTAACTAACGCAAAATGTATTTTTGAATTCAAAAACAACGATATTGTCATCCCTTTAAAGGTGCTTGACGAGATTGATAAGCACAAGAAAAGACAAGATGGAGTAGGTTTGCAAACGAGATCTACAATTCGTATCTTGGACGATTTGCGGAGCAAAGGAAACCTGCACAAAGGTGTTCGTCTCGGCCGCGGCAAAGGCATATTGTCTGTACGAGGATACGATTTAGAAGACGTCCCAGTAGCATGTGATATTGCTAGTGCGGATAACGAAATAATTGCAACTGCTATAACTGAAAAGAAGAGAAACGTCAAACGGAAGGTGATTGTAGTAACCCGAGATATCAATATGCGCGTTAAATGTGACTCCTTGGGTATACCAACAGAAGATTACGTACCAAATCGCATAGTCTCAAGCACTAATGAACTTTATACTGGTTTTGTAAAACACCTAGTAGATGATCAGACCATAGACCAGTTTTATTCTGGCGAGGAAGTTTTTCTAGAAAAAGAAGAAGTAAAGTTGTATCCTAATCAATTCGTTATGTTAGTATCAAATGCAAATGAAAAAAAGACTGCTCTCGCAAGATTCAACGATTACAACGTAAAGCTAAAAAAAGTTGATGAGTATGCTGGTTCTGTCTGGAACCTCAAGCCCAGGAACAAAGAACAAATGTTTGGCTTGGATCTTTTATTAGATCCAGCAATACCGATTATAACTCTTATTGGTAAAGCTGGATGTGGTAAAACCTTGTTGGCTTTAGCCGCAGGTTTACATCAAGTTCTAGAGACTAGCGAATATAAAAAACTAGTGGTGACGCGGCCTGTGCAGCCTCTAGGAAAAGATATCGGATATTTACCAGGCACTATGGAAGAAAAAATGAAACCATGGTTGATGCCAATTCAAGATAATTTAGATTTTCTATTGAATGGTAAAGCTAAAAACATTGCTCATTTATATGATGATAAAACAATTCAAGTGGAAGCGCTGACTTACATAAGAGGACGTTCTATTTCAAATGCATTTATTATCGTTGATGAAGCACAAAATTTAACAACTCACGAATTAAAGACTATAATTACCAGAGTTGGAGAAAATACAAAAATAATTTTGACAGGTGATATAGAACAAATAGATAGTGTCTATCTAGATTCTACTTCTAATGGTCTGTCTTATGCTGTCGAAAAATTTAAATTTCATGAATTAAGTGGCCACGTCGCGTTAACAAAGGGTGAGCGCTCAAAAGTGGCTACTTTAGCATCAAAAATACTTTAAAAGGAGAAAAAAATGAAATTTCTTAAGATTACTATGTGTTGTTTGTTGGCCTTGTGCTTTTCTGCGGGCTGTTTAAGCGAAAAGACTACTTCGTGTGGCCCAGGTCAGCAGCAGGTTGACGTACTCTCTACTGACGCCACCCTGGATGTAGAAACAGTTTCTGCTGTGGGGGACGCATTTAGAGAAGACTCCGTTGATGGAGAGTAAGGTAGAGTAAAATGGAACATGTAGACGCGAAAGAATATAATAAAAATCCAACTCTCGATCAGTTGGTAGATCCTGATAACGATTTAAAAAACATGTTAGTGGAATATGTGGGAGAAAAGCTCAACCCTGCAGACCGGAACATCACAACGGAAATGATTGTGGATGTCATGGCAGAGGAATTCCCGGAATTCCTGCTGGTGATTGCGGAAGAAAATTTTCTTCGTGGCTACGAGCAAGCCTTAACTGACGTCGAGTCCGGACAAATCGAAATTCAATTGGAACAGAAAAAAAATGATAAACAAAGGAAAAGTTGTAAACTATGTGAAGAATAATCAAAAAAACCTATGGCAACAAAAGTTCGGACCCTTAAATGTGGTGATAAAAGATCAAATTACGAACGAAGTTGACCTCTCGGCTGTTTTTGCGAAAATTCTAAAAATCATTCCAGATCATTTTTTAGAGCTTGTTGATGTTGTTTATATTGGGGATTTTGATTTTTTAAGAGAAAAGTCAGTTAACGCTTCATATATGGACGGCGCCATATACACAACGAACACTCAAGATTCTGATTCCGACCTAATTGATGATTTGGTTCATGAACTATCTCATGCCGTCGAAGACGCGTATGGACATTTTATATATGACGATGGTTCTGTTGAAAGAGAATTCTTAGGAAAAAGAAATAGACTCAAAAGAATCTTAGTTCACGCCGACTATGATGTTGGGCATGTCGACTTTACTAATCCTGAGTACGATGAAGGGTTTGATAATTTACTGCACAGGCAAATTGGATATGAGAAGATAATGTCCCTAGTGCCTGGCTTGTTCCTAGCGCCATACTCAATCACTTCTGTGCGAGAATATTTTGCCCGTGGTTTTGAGGAGTTTTATTTAGGAGATCGTATTTACTTAAAGAAAATATGTCCTTATATTAATATAAAATTATTTTCTTTACACCAAAAAGAAAGTGAGGAACAATTAAATGAATTTTAATTTTAATTTAGACGAAAACAGCAGGCTGTTAACGTTAACAGTTTCTATTGAATTTAAAAAAACAGCTGGACATCCTAGAATCAAGCTTGGATGGCCTACAATAAAATCTTTAGTAGACGATTATGTTGACCAAAATGGAGATTATCATGGACTAATTGATGGTTTTCAGCTTGGAGAGTGTAAAAACCCTGTTCAAGGTTTAGATAATGCACATCAGGACAAGTGCTCCGGAATTTGGATTTTTGAACTAATTCTGCCAAGCTCTAAACAACGCAAGGTTGTAGCATCTGCCGTTGATTGGAAGGCCAAATCTAAAGCCAAGCCCAAGAAGACCACCAATGCTCGTACTAAAAAGCCGGTGAAAAAGACAAAAGAGGATGAATGAGATCTCATATATCTTTCTCCGAGCTAAAGAAATGGCAGGAGTGCCCACACAAACATAAGCTAGTTTATATTGACGAGATAAAAAAATTCGTAGGTAACGAACATACAGCTTTTGGTAAAGCTATTCATGATGTTTGTGAAAGACTCTTATTATCTGAAGAAACTTTTGATGCAAAAACTCTTTTTAATACTCAATTCTTAAAGGAGTTGAAAGATTTAGAAAAAGCTGGTGTATCTCTTCGTTCTGATCTTGTGCGAGATATGCGCAAGCAGGGCGAACCGTTAACTGAGTACGTCCTGCCGGCAGTTAAAGATTTTTTTAAAGATTACGAGGTTGTTTCTGCTGAGGAAGAACTTCTTGAGCCACTAGAAAGTGGTCTCAATTACAAGGGTTATATAGACTTAGTTTTGAAAACTGAAGACGGCAAGTACCACATAATAGATTGGAAAACTTGCTCGTGGGGCTGGGATTCGAAAAGAAAAAGCGATAAAATGACTACATATCAATTGACGTTTTATAAGCACTTTTTTGCACTTAAGCACGGTATAGAGCCCGAGAATATTGAAACTTATTTTGCTCTCTTGAAAAGAACGGCGAAGAGAAATAATGTTGAAATATTCAAAGTGTCTAGTGGTGCAAAAAAAACACAAAATGCTATTAACTTATTGGACAAAGCAATCTATAATATAAAAAATAAAAGATATATCAAAAACAGATTGTCTTGTCACACGGTTTTCGGACCTTGTGAATTCTTAAATACGGAGTTTTGTGAATAAATATGAAAGATAAAATTAAAGTATTGGTAATTGCTGATCATCCGTTGTCCCCGTCTGGTGTTGGTACACAGACCAGATACATGTTGGAGGCATTGCTGAAAACTGGCGATTATTCTTTTACATGTCTAGGTGGAGCAATTAAGCATGAGAATTATTCACCAATAAAAGTCGATGATTACGGCGATGATTGCATTATATATCCAGTTGATGGATATGGCACACAGGACATAGTTAGATCTATGCTCCGTACGGTTCGCCCAGACATGTTGTGGTTCATGACAGATCCAAGATTTTTCCCATGGTTGTGGGAAATTGAAGATGAAGTTAGATCTTTGGTGCCCATGGTGTATTATCATGTTTGGGACAATTATCCTTATCCAGACTTTAATAAGGTCTGGTACGATTCTACTGACGTAGTGGTGTCGATATCAAAAGTTACGCACGATATAGTGAACAACGTATCTCCAGATGTAGAGGGGCACTATTTGCCACATGCAGTTAATTCTGAATTCTTTAAGCCTTTAGAAGAAGCAGAAATTCAAACTTTAAGAAAAGAGATGGGTGTCTCTCCGGACGATTTTGTCGTATTTTTCAATAGTCGAAATGCAAGAAGGAAACACACTGGCACTCTTTGTTTTTGGTTCAAAGAATTTTTAGATAAGGTTGGGCACGACAAAGCAAAGCTTGTCATGCATACTGATCCTTCTGACCCAAATGGCCCTAATTTGATCGCTGTCATAGACAAACTTGGCTTAACAAGCGGAGAAATCAGATTTTCAACAAAAAAGGTTGATTTTCCTCAATTAGCAGCAATGTATAATATTGCAGACGTCACTGTTAACATTTCCGATGCAGAAGGATTTGGCTTAAGTGCCCTAGAATCGTTGTCATGTGCGACCCCGGTTGTCGCGACTATGACCGGAGGCCTGCAAGAACAGGTAACGGATGGCAAAGAGTGGTTCGGCGTAGGCATTGAGCCTTCATCAAAGTCCATTATCGGCTCTCAAGATATTCCTTATATCTACGAAGATAGGATTAGCAAAGATGACTTTGTAAATGCTCTTATGAAAATGTATGAGTTCAGTCGAGAACAAAGAAGAGAAATTGGACTTAAGGGCAGAAAACACGTTGAAAAGAATTATAACTTCAACGACTTCGGTGAAAAGTGGGATAAAATCCTTAAATCTGTCTATGAGAAACATGGGTCTTGGGACACCAGAAAGGGTTATAAAACTTGGGAATTTAAAGAGGTTAAAGTATGAAGAAAAGAGTGATGTTGCGTGGTCCATTATTGACTCAATCAGGTTATGGACATCATACTCGCACTATTTTAAGAGCCTTGCGCACAAGAGAAGATCTGTTCGATATTTATCTACACGCATTGAATTGGGGCGCCACCAGTTGGATTTGGCATGACGATGAAGAGAGGAAGTGGATCGATCAAACTTTAGAAAAGACAATCCATTATGTTAGAAATGGTGGTCAGTTTGATATGTCTTTACAGGTCTCTATTCCGAATGAGTGGCAAAGAGTAGCTCCTGTTAATATAGGAATCACAGCTGGTATAGAAACTACTGCAGTAGCTCCGGAATGGCTTGAAAAAGCATCAGTAGTTGATAAAATTTTAACTATTTCGGCTCACTCTAGAGACACCTTCCTCGGCACTTCATATCAAGCAAAAAATGAACAAACAGGAGAGGAAATGAGGCTGTCATGTCCAACTCCTGTTGAGTATGTATCTTACCCGGTTTTGCAAAAAGAACCAAAAAAGCTAGATCTTGATCTACCGACAAAGTTTAATTTTTTATCTGTGGTGCAAATTAGTCCGCGCAAGAACTTGCCTCAATTAATTTCTTGTTTCTTCGACAATTTTAAAGACAATGAGGATGTTGGCTTAGTGTTGAAGGTCAACATTGGAAAAAACTCTCTATTGGATCGGGTAAATACTGAGAGTAAATTAAAAGTACTTCTTGCCCCTTATCAAGATGCGAAATGTAAAGTTTATTTATTGCATGGATATATGACTGATGAAGAGATGGCTGGACTATACACTCACCCCAGCATAAAAGCCTTGGTTTCTACTACTCACGGCGAGGGCTTCGGACTTCCAATATTCGAAGCCTCCTATTATGGTCTCCCAATCGCAGCAACTGATTGGAGTGGTCACTTAGACTTCCTCTATAAGCCAACTAAGAGAAAAAACGGCAAAGAGAAACTCAAGCCGATGTTCAAAAGAATTAGCTACACGATGGGCCCTATTCAAAAGGAAGTGGTCTGGAAAGGAGTATTACATGAAAATTCTAACTGGGCTTATCCTGAACCAGGCTCTATCAAGATGGCAATGGACGAAATTTATAAAGACCATAGTCGCTTCAAAAAACAGGCAAAAGATCTACAATCTTGGGTATGTGAGGAATTTGCTGCTGAAAAGCAATATGAGAAAATGGTTGAGTTGATCTCTCCGGAAGAAGATAGAGAATCTTGGTTGCAAGAAATAGAAGAAATTGTCAAAGAGTATGAATAAAGAAATAATTTATGTATCTGATTTTTTTATCGAACATATAATTGGCGGCTGCGAATTAAATGACGATGAATTAATAAAATTATTGAAAGAAAAGGCCTTCAATGTAAAAAAGGCCCAATCCCACACAGTAAATTTAGATTTTCTTCACAGAAATAAGGATTGTTTTTTTATAATATCGAATTTTTGTAATTTACCTTTCAACTCTAAAAAGTGGATCGGAAAAAATTGCAATTATGTGATCTATGAGCATGATCATAAATATTTGAACACAAGAAACCCAGCTAATTACAGAAATTTCAAGGCACCTCAAAAAGAAATAAGAAATTTCTTCTTTTACAAGAACGCAGAGGCGGTTATTGCACAGTCTTCTCTTCATAAAGAGATAATTGAGAAAAATTTGGCTCTGGATAATGTTTTTAACATTTCTGGCAACCTGTGGTCTCTTTCTTCTCTAAACAAACTTCGAAGTAATTGCAAAAAACAGAAAAATACTAGGTGTTCCGTACTAGAATCCAATATTCTTCATAAAAACACGTCTGGAGCCGTATCATACTGCAGCGAGAATGATTTGGAGTATGAGTTAGTCTCTGATAATAACTATGAAGCATTTTTAGATAAGCTAGGTGCAAATAAAACGTTTGTTTTTCTTCCAAAAACCCCAGAAACACTCTCAAGAGTCGTGGTTGAGGCCAGAATGATGGGCATGTCTGTTAAAACGAACTCATTAGTCGCTGCATGTCAAGAAAAGTGGTTTGAATTGAAGGGAGAAGCACTTATTGATCATATGATCGAAAAAAGACAAGAAATAGCTAATTTTGTCGAAAATACGGTTAAAAACGCAAAAAAACGTCTATTTTCGACCAAAAAAGTCTCTATTATAAGCACTTTTCACGATGGGGAAGCTCATTTAGAGGGGTTTTTGGACGATATCACGAAACAGACAAAATTTGATGAATGTGAGCTAATTTTTGTAGATGCCGGCAGTATTGGCGAGGAAATGAGCACAATAGAACGATATATGGCTAAATATGATAATATTTCCTATATACGGCTTGAAAATAAGCTTAAACCGACTCCTTGTTTGAATATGGCAATTAAAGAAGCTTCTGGGGAGTATTTAACCTTTGGGTTTATTGATGATAGAAGAAAATTCAATTGTTTGGAGATTTTGCTTAACGAAATAGAGAATAATGGTAATATTGACTTAGTTTATGGAGATGTTTTGCAAACTGACGAAATAAATGAAACGTTTGATAGTAATTCTTCTAATGGGACGCTATTTGAACATTCTAGGTATAGTTTTTCAAAAGAAAACATGGTAAAGTGTGTTCCTGGTCCAATGCCGCTGTGGAGAAAGACAATGCATGATAAATCCGGATTTTTTGATCAAGAAGGCTGTAATTTTGCTGATGATTGGGAGATGTGGCTGAGGGCTGTCAATAATGGCTCTCTTTTTAAAAAAATAAACGAAAAAGTAGGGCTATATTATTCTGGAGGTCGTTCCAGACAAGATAATAATACAGAACAGCTTCGCGAAGAAGCAAATGTGTTTTTTAAGTATGCACATTTATTTGGCACGAATTTTGCAAAATTTAGACCCTACTTTAGTCAAATCTTAAAAGGAACATGAGATGGGGAAGAGAAAATACCTGCCAACTTTAAGTGAATTGGTTGACCGACTTTCTATAGTACAACTTAAGGAAGTTTTCATACCTGAGCACAAGAAAGAATACGGACAGGAGATAAAAGATATAGTTCATGATATACAGTTGGTACTTGATGATTGTGAGAAGGTTGATGCGGAGGTTATTAGGGCTATTGTGGTCTTATCACAAATGAATCTTCATATTTGGCACAATGAATCAAATTACCGTAAAGGAATTAAAGACGGAAACAATCTTGAATTAACACATGGAATAAACGGCATCAGAAACACAGCCAAAAATAAAATTCAAGAACTTGTTGGTGGTCGTAAGGATTACAAGATCGACTGTTTAGCTGCAGAATTTAAAGATTGGGAGGTGAGTTGGTGATGAACTTTAAAGAGTATTATCAATATTATTTGACGCTGCATCAAAACAAGACATGCCGGCGACTTCATGTGATGGGTCAATTTTTTACTTTATTGACACTATTTTACGCGCTGTCAACCAAGACATGGTTGCTTCTTCTGGTTGTGCCGTTCGTTGTATATCCATTTGCATGGTCAGGTCATTTCTTTTTTGAAAAGAATAAGCCGGCCGCATTCTCAAAACCGCTTTGGGCGAAGGCATGTGATTGGATAATGTTAAAAGATTGGATTTTAGGAAAGGTGGAGAGATGAATATCTTAATTACCGGAGGCGCTGGATATATCGGAAGCGAACTAGTTCAGTATCTTTTGGATGATGGGCATAGTGTCGAGGTGTATGATAACCTTATGTATGATGCGACGTCTCTTCTTAGATACACAAGCCATCCGAACTTTAATTTTGTAAAGGCCGACGTCAGAGATTTAACAAAATTATCAAAACACGTCAAGAAAGCTGATGTTATTGTACCATTGGCGGCACTCGTTGGGTTTCCCCTTTGTCGCGACAACCCTAGAGACGCGAAAGAGATAAATTATAAAGTAAATCAATGGATAGCAGATAACAAGTCTAATGATCAAATGGTTATTTATCCCTGTACAAACTCTGGATATGGCTCAAAAAGCGATGGTGTGTGCACAGAAGAATCACCACTCAATCCTTTGACTTTGTATGGCGTAACAAAAGTCGACGCGGAGAATGCTTATAAGGGCGTGGACAACCATGTTACTTTTAGGCTAGCGACCGTTTTTGGACCAAGCTCTAGAATGCGCAGTGATCTATTAGTTAATAATTTTGTTTTAAGAGCGATGAATGATAGGGTTATTGTTTTATACGAATGTGAATTCATGAGAAATTATGTTCACATACATGATGTTTGTAGATCATATCAGTTTATTATTGATAACTGGGAATCTTGCAAGAATGAAACTTATAATGTAGGTAATGACGCTATTAATATGAATAAGTTACAGCTGGCGCAGAAAATATCAGAACATATGCCCTTAGAGATAATAAAGGCTGAATTTACATCCGATCCGGATACCAGAGATTATATTGTCAGCAGCGAAAAAATTTATAAGAAAGGTTTTGATTGTAAATTTGATTTAGATGATGGTATAATACAATTAAAGAAAGCATTCTCGGTCATTGAAAGTCCGTGGTATGCAAATTATTAAGGTGAAAAATGCGTAAATTAGACGTTTTATTTGTACATCCAAACGCTTCTCGGCGTGTATATCAGGACCTTAGCAAAGACTTGTCTGCGATTGAGCCACCTATCTGGGCTGCTCTTTTAGCTAAACATGTTGTTTCGAAAGGGTTTGCCGCCGGAATATTGGATTGTGAAGCAGAGCAGATGACTGCTCAAGTAAGCGCGCGCGCTATTAATGATATTGGAGCCAAATTAACTGTCATTGTTGTATATGGACAACAACCGTCTGCTTCAACTCAGAATATGCAAGGCGTTAACGACATACTAGAAGTATTAAAAGAGCAATGGCCAGAAAATAAAGTACTTTTAACAGGACTCTATCCTTCAGCTGTCTCTAGGTTAACTATGCAACAAGAAAAGGCTGATTTTGTATGTCAGGGGGAAGGTCCTAAGACTATAACCGGGCTTTTACAGATTTCTGATTTATCAGACGAAACACAATTAAAGAAAGTGCCAGGCCTGTGGTATAGAGATTCAGATTCTAATATTTGTTTTACTAAGCCGGCGCCTTTAATCAAACAAAACGAGATGCAACAAGAACTTCCGGGTATGGCTTGGGATTTGCTGCCTATGGAAAAATACCGCACCTCAAATTGGCATGCTATGTCAAACAATAATGACAAGACACCTTTTGCTTCTTTGTATACAAGTCTGGGTTGTCCGTTTAAATGTAGCTTTTGTTGCATAAACGCGCCGTTTGGGAATAACAACGTCGAAAATTGGGATTTTGGAAGAAACAAGTTTAGATATTGGGATCCGGATTTCATTATAACTGAATTTGACAAGATTCATGAAATGGGTATTCGTAATATAAAGATAGCAGATGAAATGTTTGTAATGAATAAACAGCATTTTCTTAAATTATGCAACAATATTATTGACCGAGAGCACGACTTTAATATATGGGCGTATGCTAGGATTGATACTGTTAAAGAAGAATATTTAGACACACTTAAAAAAGCCGGCGTTAACTGGCTCGCTCTTGGCATCGAATCAGGTAATAAAGTAGTAAGAAAAGATGTGGTGAAAGGGAAGTTTACAGAAGTAAATATTTCTGATTTGGTCGGAAAAATCAAAGATGCTGGAATAAATGTGATTGGAAATTATATTTTTGGGCTTCCGGAAGACACTGTAGAAACCATGCAAGAAACTTTAGATATGGCCATCGACTTAAATTGTGAATTTGCAAATTTTTATTCGACAATGGCTTATCCTGGGTCCAAACTATATTTAGACGCAATTAAAGAAGGGTGGGAGCTACCAGACAGCTATGTTGGTTACTCACAACATTCATATGAGTGCAAACCCTTACCAACTAAACATATTTCTGCAGCCGAAGTTCTTTCTTTTAGGGACGAAGCGTTTGACAAATACTATCAAAATGAAAAGTACTTGTCATTTATAGAAAATAAGTTCAATAAAGAAACAAGGCAATCAATCGAGGACATGGCCACGCACACCCTCAATCGACAAATTTTGGAGTAATATGATGTATACAGCTGAAGAGTTGATAGAATTTGAAAACGAAATGGCAGAATGTTTCAATAATGCACAAATAAAAGCACCGGTTCATCTTTACAACGGAAACGAAAAAGAGATAATAAAAGTATTTAAAGATCATAATATTGGTCCGGACGACTGGGTTATGTGTTCATGGCGCAGCCACTATCAGTGCTTGTTAAAAGGTGTTCCTAAGGATATTCTTAAAGAGGCTATTTTACAAGGAAGGTCTATATCTTTATGTTTTAAAGACTACAAGGTCATGTCTTCTGGTATCGTCACCGGTGCGATACCTATAGCCGTTGGAACAGCACTGGACATTAAAAGAAGAGGCCTCCCGGGAAGAGTTTTTTGCTTCATGGGGGATATGACGTCAGAAACTGGTACTGCACACGAGTGCATAAAATATTCTAGAAATCACAAATTACCAATCCACTTCATCGTCGAAGATAACGGAAAGTCTGTGTGCACCGATACTAGAAAGACATGGAATATGGATGTCTTGACCTATGAAGGCGTGCAAGATGAGTACGTGACATATTATAAATATAAGTTAGATAAATATCCGCATGCCGGAGCAGGAACAAGGGTGCAATTTTAGTTATGGCAAAATATTTTGATGAATTAAAAAGAGCTATGGACTTTCTGGGTCAACAGCCTGATACTTTCTTTCTGGGACAGGCAGTCGAATATAAAGGGACTGCCATGACAAACACCCTTAAGGGAGTTTCAAGAGAAAAATTGTTAGAAATGCCTGTTGATGAAGAAATGCAAATGGGAATAACCAATGGTTTAGCTCTTAACGGCACTGTGCCGGTAAGTATTTATCCTAGATGGAATTTTCTTCTGCTAGCTACAAACCAACTAGTAAATCATTTAGACAGAATGACGGAATATTCTCATGGAGAGTACGTGCCAAAAGCGATTATAAGAACGAGCATTGGATCTGAAAGGCCTCTACACCCGCAGGCACAACATGTTGGTGACTTCACGGATGGGTATCGCTTGATACTAAAAAATACCGAAGTTATTCGTTTGGAAGAACCAGAAGATATATTCCCCGCATATCAAAAAGCATATAATAGAACTGACGGCAAATGCACAATACTTGTCGAGTACGGAGATTATTATAATGAAAAATAAGCTTTTGGTCGTTTACAATACGTGTGGTTTTTCCGGTAGAGAACATGTAGACTGGTATATCGACTGTATTAACAATCTCTTAAATCAAGATTTTGAAGATTTTAGGCTCGTAATATCCAGTTGTGGAAACAGACTACCTGCTATAAAAAAGCTTGTTGAAACTTTTAAAGACAAAGTGTCTTATAATTTTATTAATGATAGAATAACGGTTAATCAAAGCTTCAACCATACAGTAAAAAAGTGTGTAGAGGAATTAGGAGAATTTGAAGGGTATCTCTATGTTGATTCTGGAGTTAATGTTAGAGATAACAAGAACGTCTTAAGTGAGGCCTATAAATTATTTAAGTCTAGTAATTACGGGATGGTCACAATACAAGCTAGCAACGATAACGGGTTTAAACAGTGGATAGGTGTTGATGGATATATTACGGGAGAAAATTTTGAAATTCCCGTTGGTCGAGCATGCAATTTACATACTCAAATTTTCTCAAATGATATTTTTAAAGCTTTTGATAATAAAATAATTCCGGATATTTTTGTTGCATATTGTACTGAATCGGTTTTTTCTTTTTTAACTGCTGCAACTAGACAAAAATGGGTCATCATGAAAGATATGGTGCTAGAGCATTTAAAAAGCATCGACGGCGCTACATGCGGGTTTAATCATACCGGCCCTAAGGGTGATAACAAGAATAACCTGTTTGCTGATCTTGATATATATGAGATATGCAAAGATCCTGAAGCTTGGGAGTCTGGGTTTGGTTACGAAGAAATGCAAGGAGTGTTTTTTCACGATCCTAAAAAATATAATGAGAAGGGAGAGGTCCAAGACCCGGAACGCTTGAAAGAGTTTATTAGGACAAGGATGTTTTTAACTAAAGAACAGTTTGACTATGACAAGGTTGTTCATAAATTTATTAAGTGAAGAAAATGAAAAAGTATGATTTGACAATTGTAATACCAGCGTTTAGAGTACCTTTATGGGAAAACCTCTACGAGAGTGCCAAAGACGCATGCAAGAAATACAAGTGGGAATTATTGTTTGTTTCTCCGTTTGATTTACCACCAGGATTGCAAGAAAAAGAAAACGTTTCTTTATTGAAAGATTATGGAAATGTTGTGAGATGTGTGCAATTGGGAGTACAAAAAGCGCAGGGTGAGTTGTTTTTTCTAACTGTAGACGATTGTGTGTTTGCAGAAAACTCGATTGATCTTGCCATGGAGGAGTATAACAAGACGTGTGGTGAGAAAGATGCCATGGCTATGCTATACAGTGAGGGAGGCAATGCACTTCCCAAGGAATACTGGACAGTGCAGGGCCCACCTGGCCGGCCAGATATAGCTGCTCCGTTGAATTTACCCGGCATTGATCGTTCTTGGCGAATAGCAAATCAATGTCTCATGAGGAAAGACCGTTTTATCGAGCTTGGTGGCGTCGACGCAGAAAATTTTGAATATTTAGACAAGCCGATACACGATTTTATGTTTAGATTGCAGAGAGACGGCGGAAAAATTCACTTCTCCCCTACGCACGTATGCATAGCGACACATTTATATGAAAAGTCTGGAGATCACGGCCCTGTTCATAATGCATATCACAAAGATATCCCATATTTTAACATGCTGTATTCTGTGCCTCATCTTTACGAGAATAGAGTGAAAATAGATTTTGACAACTGGAAGACCTCTCCAGCTATCTGGCGCAGAAGATTTAGTGCGGATCGTCCTGAAACTTATGAAGATCTCTGCGCACAACAAGGATATAATTTAGATGATATACAAATCATGAAAGAGAAACTACAAGAGATGAGGAGTGCATGAAGATACTAGTAGTAGGAGAGGCCTGTCGCGACGAATTTGTGTACGGAAAGTGCACACGATTATGCCCAGAAGCCCCAGCGCCAGTTTTTAATCCAATGTTTAAGACAGACAATGGTGGAATGGCGAAAAATGTACAAAAAAATGTGTTGTCATTAGGTGCTGAGTGTGATATATTTACGAATGCAAACTGGGAAAGTATTACTAAGACTCGCTATATAGATCATAATTTTAATCATATGTTTATCAGAGTCGACGCCAATGATGGTAGATTCCCACAAGCTGAAGATTTACAAGATATTGATTACTCGCAGTATTCTGCTGTGATAATCTCTGACTACAATAAGGGCTTTTTATCTCCGCAGCAGATTGGATATATTGCGTCTAAACATGAAAATGTGTTTTTGGACACTAAGAAAATTTTAGATGAAAAATGGTGCAAGGATGTTAAGTTTATTAAGATTAATAACGATGAATATAAAAAAACACAACACACCATTACGAAAAGAGTTCAAGAAAAACTAATTGTTACTTTAAGTTCAAAAGGTTGTCGCTACGGAGAAAGAGTATATCCTGTTAAGAAAGTCGAAATCAAAGACTCTTCAGGCGCCGGCGACACATTCATAGCAGCTCTAGCTATAAAATTTATTGAAACTAAGGATATTGATGCTTCTATTGAATTTGCAAATGAGTGTGCAACACGAGTAGTGCAAAAGCGTGGTGTTGTGGCTGCTGGGGGATAAGCAGTGAAAACAATAGCCATTACCGGCGCCACAGGATATTTTGGAAAATATCTGCTGCAAAAATTATTATCTCTAAAGAAATATAATTTATATGTTTTAGCGGACGATATTACAGGAGAAATAAATCTTCCTAGTGTCGACGTCATAATTCATCTGGCAGCAAAAAAACCCTCTAATATAGTTTCTATTGATGATCTTTATCAAACAAACTACGAGGGAACAAAAAATCTTGCCAGAGCATGCACATCTGACACACATTTCATATTCCTGTCGTCAGATTATGTTTTCAAAAGCGACAGTGAAAAGCTTTATACAGAGCATGATGTTAAATCTCCGGAAACTGATTATGGAGAGTCTAAATCTAAATCAGAAGATTTTCTTTTGCAAAATGTTGATAAAGTAACAATTTTAAGAACTTCTATGTTGTATGGATATATAAACTGGCAAAGGAAAAACTTTATTCAGTTCTTGATCGAAAATATTTCAAATAATAAGAAAATAGATATTTATAACGATATTTTTTGTCGCCCAACACATGTCGAGGATCTTAGTGAATTTATTGTTGCTACCATAGAAGAAGGCTTATACGGCGTAATTCATGCATGTTCAGATATCTACATTGACCGCTATGAATTAGCTTCTTTATTCTGCGATATTAACGGTTTAAATAAGGAATGCTTAATTTCATGTCAAAGTCCTGAGACTAGTTATTGGCCAAAACATCTAAATTTACAACCTTCTGAAGTTTTTTTAAAAAATATTGAAATTTCTCTTAAAAATGGGTTAATATTGCAACAACAAGGACAATAAATGAATATTGATCTCACAGTATTGGTGCCGGCTATCAGAAAAGAAAGATGGGTCGACATGTACAACTCCATCAAAGCTAGCACAAAAAGAAGCTTTGAGCTAATAATAGTTGGGCCATACTCTTTACCTGACGAACTTCAGAAAGTAGTGAATGTGAAATATGTTAAAGACTACGGTAACCCTGTACGAGCTTCACAAATTGGTTCACTGGTGGCGGAAGGGAAATATATATTTTGGGCCTCTGACGATGGCACATTCCAGCCCGGGGCTCTAGATAAAGCAATAGATTGTCTAGAATCTCAAAAAAATAAGAGCATAAAGGATGTGGTTATAAGCAACTACAGAGAAGCAGGCGCAGCACAGACCGACGATGTACTTAGACTGAACGTAGCCTACCCTAGATCCCCTTATATTCCTGATGAGTGGTATCAATTCAACGTCGCAACAATGTATACAGAGTTCTTTCGAGAGCTTGGTGGCTATGACTGTTCTTTTGAAGCATGCCCAATCGCGTACGCTGATATTTCAGCACGTGCACAGCGAGCAGGGGCGAATGTTTTTCTCGTTAATGAAGTAATTCTAGACTGCACCCATATGCCTGGTACTACTGGCGACCATGCTCCAATTCATTATGCCCATTTGCAATCAGATGAGCCTCTCTACAGAGCAATCTATAATAATCCAGATTGTGTTAATAGGACAACTTTGAATATTGATAACTGGAGAGAAACTGAAAAAGTATGGTCTAGAAGATTTAGGAGAAAGAATTAATGTACGATCTATCTGTTTGTTTAGCTGCAATTAGAAAACATAACTGGGAAAGACTTTATGAAAGTATTATAGCTTCGATAGGAGACTATACTTTTGAACTTATTCTTTGTGGCCCACACGAAGAACTTCCGGACGAGCTACAGGGACTGAGTAACGTTTCATGCATACAGGACTTTGGTTCACCTGTCCGCGCACAGCAAATGTCTATGGAGAATGTAACGGGCCGTTACATTACTTGGGCAGCTGACGACGGGTGGTTCTATGAAGGCGGTCTTGAAGCCTGTATTAACCACCTAGACTCTATTAGTAACGACTCGAATAAAGATTGCGTTGTAACACAATATGTTGAGGGAGGAAAAGATGGACTAGGCTCTGTTGCAGAAGGGATGTATTTTGTTAATAATCATTTGCCGATAAGATCGTCTTATATTCCAGATCATTATTTAATATTTAATTCTGTAATAATGCATACAAGCTATTTTCATGAATTAGGTGGGTTTGATTCAACATTTGAAGCATGCCCTATGGCGTTTGTAGACTTTGGCGTACGCGCACAACACGACGGGGCCCTTCCTATCCTTTTTTCTGCTATATTTGAGTGTACACACAGTCCCGGGCACGAAGGGGACCATGGTCCAATTCATGATGCGCAAGTTATTTCTGATGAAAACAAGTTTAAACTAATCTGGCGAAAAAAAACATCAAAAGATAGAATAAAAATTAATTTTGATAACTGGAAGACCTCTCCGCCATTTTGGAATAGAAGGTTTCAGAGAGTAGACACAGGAGATATAATTGATGTGACAGGACATGGAGAATATAAAGCGCCCGCCAGCCTAAAACTAACTGACAATAAAGAGGAACAATGATGTATGATTTATCAGTGTGTGTGCCTTCTATTAGAAAAGAAAATTGGAAAAGACTTTATGACAGCATCGTAGAGTCAATAGGGGATCACACGTTTGAATTAATATTGTGTGGGCCGTATTCTGATTTAACAGATTATCTAGAAAGTAAAAAAAATGTTGTACTAATAGAAGATTATGGTTCTCCGACTAGAGCGCAGCAGATAGCAGCTTCGCGCGCGCAAGGGAAATATGTTACTTGGGGCGCTGACGATGGGTGGTATATACCCGGGAAGCTAGATAAATGCATGTCAATCTTAAAAAAATGGAACGTTGACAACCCTATCTTGGCCACGCACTACGTTGAAGGAAATGAGTTGGCTTTAAGAAACTATTACATGAATTTTCATGAGCCAATTAGGTCACCATACTATCCCAATAATTTTTTAATAATTAATTTAGGAATAACCACTCTTGATTTTTACAAAGAAACAGGGGGTCTAGACTGCGAATTCGAAGTAACAGCAATGGCCCATGCTGATTGGGGTGCTCGCGCACAACTTAACGGTGGCAAAGCATATTTATTAGAGGAAGTTGTTTTTGAGTGTGAACAATTAGTCGGCGCAATTGGCGATCATGTACCAGTGCACAACACGCAACTAGAACACGATCAACCTCTATATGCTAGTATCTGGAGGTCTCCAGCGTGTTTAGAGCGAAAAGTAAAATTTGATAATTGGAAAGACACTCCAGCAGTCTGGCAAAGAAGATTTGAAGAAAGTTCAGAGGAAATAAAAAGGTTATTTTAATATGTCGCTAACGATAATATACAATGCCTGCGGCCTATCAGGAAGAGACAATTCTGATTTTTACATCAAGAACGTAAGAAGCATATTAAATCAAGATTTAGAGAACAAGAGAGTTGTTTTTTCTGGCCATCATATTCCTCCTAAGGTTTTTGAAAAAGTCATTAACGAGTTTGGTCGCGAAATAACCTATTGTCTAACTAAAGGACGTCTGGCTGTTAACCAATCATTCAATCACTCAGTTTTGAGAAGTGTTGAGAATTATGGTGAATCAGATGGATATATGTATGTCGCGTCAGATGTGACTTTTTCGGAAGATAGCAAAGCACTATCAAGATTATACGAAAGAACAAAAAATCCTGAAAATGGAATTATATCTCCAGAGATCGATAAGGATAACGGATACTATTGGTGGTTCAACTTCGATCAGACAGAGAACTTGTGGGATGTGTTTGGCAGAGATAAAGATTTTGTGGTACCTCTCGGCGCGACAGCGAATATGCACTGTAAGATATTTTCTAATAAAATTTTTAAAGAGTACGGAAGAGTGTTGCCTGACGTGTTTGTTTCATACTGTACCGAAACTATTTTTTCTTTTTTAGCAGCTTCTGTACAGCAGAGGTTTATAATAGCTAATGACGTAACTTTTCAACACGCTAATCATGTACCCGGCGCCGGCCATCACGGCTTAGACGGGCAAACATTGTCTTATGGAGCCGCATGGGACCGTTTATTCCCTGGAACTCCAAAAACCATTTCAGAAATAATATCTGATCCAAAAGCAGCCGCTTCCGGGTTGGGTTATGAGGAATGGGCGCCCCCTTTTATTGAAAAAGGGGAGTGTCCCGCAGATAAACCCCATCTAATGCATGATTCAAGCAAATTTGATAAAAATGGATATAGTCTTAATAACGATTTGCGAGATTTTATTAAAGAAAATTTCTTTTTAAAGCAAAATGTATTAGACTATGACAAAATTGAGAATATATTTTTCTAAAGGAGACAAATGATGACAGAGATTAAATATCCTCTAGCCAAGGAAACAATTAATGAAGAAGACATCAACGCGCTGTGTGATTGGCTGAAAAGCTACCCTAGATTGACAAAAGGAAAGCTAACATTAGAAGTAGAAAAAGACTGGGCTGAGTACATTGGCACTGATTATGCTGTTTTTAACAATTCAGGATCCTCAGCAAATTTACTTATGGTAGCCGCGGCCCTTCAATGTGGTAGAATTCCAAACAAAAAGATTGTTGTGCCTTCGGTGGGGTGGGTTACTACCATATCTCCCGCCATACAGCTTGGATTAGAGCCTATCATGTGCGGCGCTGATGAAAAAACTTTTGGTATGGATCTAGACAGTCTAGAAGAAATTTGCAAGAAAGAAAACCCAGACGCTGTTATTTTTGTGCAGGTTCTTGGAGTACCTCACTATAAAGAGCGCCTTTTAGAACTAAAAGAAAAATATAATTTTTGTCTACTAGAAGACGCATGCGCTGCCCTTGGAGCGGAATACGCAGACGGATCAAAAGTTGGCACGATAGGTGACATGTCGTCGTTTTCATTTTATTTTGGCCATCAATTGTCTACAATAGAGGGCGGCATGGTGAATACTAACGACAAAGAACTGCATGAGATGCTTTTAATGCTTCGAAGCCATGGCTGGGCAAAAGATCTTAATAAAGAATCTTATGACAAGCTTATGCAGCAGCATGGTGTAGACGACTTCCACGAGCCGTTTACTTTTTTTGTAGCAGGCTACAATCTAAGATCTACTGATTTGCAGGCTTTTTTAGGGATTAGGCAGGTCAAGAAAGCTAATTGGGCTTCAACGAACAGAAATGAAAATCACGTTCTTTATGCAGAAAAGCTCAAGGGGCATGTTGAATTTCAAGATTGGGGTGATAATTTTCCGGTTTCAATTTCTTTTGGTGCTTTGGCCAAGAACACACAACACAGGAAAGAAATAGTCACAAGATTAGTGGAAAATGGAGTAGAAACAAGAATATTTAGTGCTGGAAACCTCGGCCGACATCCTTTTTGGGTTGATTTGTACGGAGAGTTTCGCGATGAGATGAGCGACAGGATTCATTCTTGCGGGTTTTTCCTCCCCAATTATCCAGAATTAACAAATGAAGAAATTGAGCTTATTTGTAATATTGTTAAGGGTGTTTAATTATGAAAAGAGCTTTAATTACGGGCATCGCCGGTTCAGGCGGAAGCCACTTAGCAGAGTTTTTAGTAGAGAATACTGACCTAGAAGTGCACGGTATATCTAGATGGCATAGCACCACTTCGAACTCAAACTTAAAAAATGTAAAAAATGACGTCATATTGCACGAGTGCGATTTAAATGATCTGAGCGCGACAATACGAGCACTTGAACAAAGTAAGCCAGATTATATATTTCACTTAGCTGCACATGCAAACGTTCACGTATGTTTTTCTAATCCAATCGCAGTGTTGCAGAACAATATCAACAATACAATTAACTTGTTTGAAGCGATTCGAATTTTGGATATGGATCCTATAGTACAGTTTTGCGGGACATCAGAAGTCTATGGTCAAGTAGATAAAGAGAACACTCCAATTACAGAGGAGCACCCCCTCCAGCCTGTCAATATTTATGCAGTATCTAAGCTTACTCAGGAGAAGATTGCTAGTTCTTATTTTCACTCCTATGGGATGAAGGTTGTATTAACTCGCATGTTCGCATATATTAATCCTCGTCGAGGCGACATATTCTCAAGCGCTTTTGCTAGAAAGATCGTTGAGATAGAAAGAGGAGAGAAGGATGTCTTAACTCATGGAAACCTAAATTCAGTACGTACGTTAATCGACGTTAGAGACGCCATGGAGACATACTGGATAGCTTGCAATAAGTGTGAGTATGGTGTGCCTTATAATATCGGTGGCGACAGCATTATTACAGTTGGAGACTTTTTAGAACAATTGAAAAAACAATCGAAAGTCCCTATCAGATCAATGGTGGATAAAAAACTTCTTCGCCCGGTTGATGTTACTTTACAAGTTCCGGATGTGAGTCGATTTGCCGCGGCAACCGGATGGTCTCCTAAATACTCTTTGGAAGAAAGTGTAGATTTTTTGCTGGATCACTATAGGAACTCTTGATGAAACAAACAAAATTAAATTTAGGATGTTACGATAGAAAAATCCCTGGCTTTATTAATGTAGATATTAGAGAAGACGTCAATCCGGATTTACTTGATGATGTGTTCAAGCTGGAAAAGGTGAAAAACAATTCTGTCGATCTAATTTACGCTTGTCACGTCTTAGAACATGCGGACTATAAAGAGTCAGAAGCAGCATTGAGTCGATGGTTCAATGTTTTAAAAGAAGGCGGAACGCTTCGACTAGCGGTACCAGACATGGAAGCTCATTTTGCACATTATTATTACCACAAGGACTTAAGGTTATTACATTCTACTTTTTGGGGGAGTCAAAGACATCCTTATGATTATCATAAAAATGGATGGGACTTTCAAAAACTAGAAGAAGACTTGACGGTAGCCGGCTTTTCAAACATCAAGCGCTATGATTGGCGGGAAACAGAACATTTTTATATTGATGATTATTCACAAACTTATTTTCCGCATATGGACAAAGAGAACGGCAAATTAATGAGTTTAAATGTGGAGGCAAAGAAGTGTCAAAAATAAAAGCTCACAGAATATCCAATGAAATAATTGAAAGTTGGCCCGATAAACAAATATCAAAGCTGGTTTTAGAGTATTATTCTCTGTGGGATCCTTCTCCGAAGACACATTCAGATAATACCGGAGGCCTACAACAATCTTTAGAGGAGGTCACAAAGCTGAAAAACATAATTGGAGAAAGAAAATTTAAGAATTTTTTTGAAATAGGTACTTCTGATGGAGGGTCTTTGTGGTTGTACAGTCTTTTGTTTTGCAACGAAGATTCTAAAATAGTTGGATTAGATATTATTCTTGAACTAGGAGCAAAAACTATAGTTGAAGAGTTGAAAAAGCGAAATCGAAATGTTAAATACGTTATTTCTGATTGCAACGATAAAGAAAAAGTACTTTGTTATGTAAAGGACGAAAGCATCGATTTGTTGCACATCGATGCTAATCATGGATATTATGATGTAAAAGAATATTTTGAAAATTATTATCCAAAAGTTTCTAAAGGAGGGTTGATCCTAATTCATGACACTAACGCATGTACCACTCCAGATGGCGGCTCAGTAAGATTCAGAAAAGAAATTCTGGAACCAAATTATGACCATCAGTTAATAACAGGAGAATGGCTGATAACTGGAAATTATGATCAAGGGGCGAATATCATCCCACCAGGAATTTCGTTAATTAGGAAGCATTAAATTATTATGACAGAATTAAAAAACAAAAAAGTTATTGTGACTGGGGCTTCATCCATGATAGGCCGCGCAGTTGTTAGAAAACTACGAGAACGTGGTGCTCATGTCTATGAGCTTCTGCATAGAGATTGTGACTTGTTGAATTTTAAAGAGACGATAAGGGTTTTTGAAAAGTATAATCCGGATTATTGTATTCATGCAGCCGGCTACAACGGAAATATAAATTTCAATAAATTATATCCAACTGACATATTCTACAATACCACTATAATGGGCTTAAACACTTTAAAAGCATGTGCGCATGTAGGTGTGAAAAAAGTTGTTTCTGCGCTAGCATCTTGCGCGTACAGAAGCACAGATCAGGCTCTAAAGGAGCGTGATTTTAATGAAGGCCTGCCGGACAAGAGTGTCGAGGCGCACGGATTAAGCAAAAAATCTCTATATTATTTTTCAAAACAAATTTATAAACAGCACGATGTTATTGCTGTTTGCACAATCTTTAATACTGCATATGGCCCTCATGATTCTTTTGATGTTAATAAGACAAAAGTTGTCGGAGGCTTGATTAAGAAGTTTTCTGATGCCGTAGCCAATAACGAGAAAGAAGTAGTTTGCTGGGGCACAGGTTCCCCCCGAAGAGAATTGATATATTGCGAGGATGCTGCTGAAGGATTGATTCAAGCTTTAGAGAAATATTATGATGTTAACTATCCAATAAACATAGGTTATAATCAGGATATTAGTATAAAAGATTTAGCTAGTCTGATTTCTAGGTTAACTGGATTTAAGGGAAAGATAACTTGGGATAAAACTCGACCAGATGGTCAATTTAGAAAATTGCTTGATTCCTCTAGGATGAAAGAATGCGGCATAGAAATAGAAAACCCTGTTTCTTTAGAAAAAGGGCTTGAAGAGACAATTAAATGGTACAACAAACAAAAAAAATGAAGGTTGTTTTTACAAATGGATGTTTTGATATATTACATCGCGGTCATGTCGAGTTACTTAGTTTTTGTAAACAAATCGGCGGGAAAGTAATAGTAGGAATTAACAGCGACGCTAGCGTCAAGAGATTGAAGGGCGAGTCAAGACCGTTTAATTCACAAGGAGATCGAAAATTTATGCTAGAATCGTGTAAATATGTCGACGAAGTGGTGGTCTTCGAGGAAGACACACCGTATGAATTGATTAACGAAATTAAGCCTGATATTGTAGTTAAAGGCGGCGATTATAAAAAACAAGAAGTTGTTGGTTCTGATTTAGCAGAAGTACAATTATTTCAGTATATTGATGGATATTCAACTTCTAAAATTATTGGAGATTATAAATGAAAACATACGTAATTGATATAGACGGAACAATTTGCAGTAAGTTGTGCGAGCTAGAGGGAGGAGATTATCGTGAAGCAAAGCCACTTTATGATAGAATAAATAAAATAAATGATTTGTTTGAACAAGGCAATACGGTTATTTATTTAACAGCCAGAGGTATGGGGCGCCATAAAAACAATCCTGCTTTAGCGATACAAGACTTTTATGCCATGACGAAAGAGCAGCTGGCTAAATGGGGGGCAAAGCACCATCATTTGTTCTTAGGCAAGCCGGCTGCAGATTACTATGTTGATGATAAAGGAGTATTCGCTGATGACTTCTTCGCTTAATAAGACACCCGAAATGAATTTCGTTAAGAAAGGCTGGGGTTTCGAAAGATGGATTGTGAACAAGCCAGAATATTGCGGCAAACTTCTTTTTTTTGAAAAAGACAAGCGATGTTCCTGGCACTACCATGTGATAAAAGACGAAGTTTTTTATCTGCAATCAGGCAAGCTTTTAGTTAAATTCTCAGAAGACGATGATTTAGAAAATGCTGAAGAGATTGTATTGGAGCCCGGGCAAAATTTTTATATATATCCCGGACTAAGACACCAGATGATTGCTTTGGAAGATTCTGAATTGTTTGAATTTTCAACGCAACATTTTGATGAAGATAGCTATAGAGTAATAAAAGGAGATTAAAATGCTAAGATTATCTGACGAGGCCCTAGCGGCCATAATGATGGCGCTACAAAAGTCGCTTTTTGAACAAAGCGATATCGTGCCAACTTTAAAAGGTTTCAATTTCAGAGTTAACGAGAAAGAGGAGTTGTATGTTATGAACCCTCCAATTTTTAAAATTCCAGAGACTGGCGATGACGACGTTTACCCGTTTGATGAAAATGGTTCGGATTAAGCTATGGATTTGAATAAAGATGAGTTGAAAGTTCTTTTTAATTTTTTAAATCACTCTTTGAGGAAATTCGAGACAGATTTTTTAGAGAAAGAATTTTGGGACAGTACGTACAAATTGAATGAACTGCTGAGCGTAAGAGACAAGATCCGAGATGTTTTAAATCGTGCCTAAATATGCATATAAATGTCAAAACTGCGGTGAAGAACGCTTCATTTTTCACGGAATGATTGAAAGTCGTGAAGAAGAAGCATGCGGGAAGTGTGGAGAAGTTGCATTAGTCAAAAAACTATCAAAAATATCCTTCTCTGTCGACAAACATCACACTGCTGACAAAAAACCAGGAACGGTGGTAAATAAAACAATTTCAGAACTTCATGAAGAACTACAAAGTGAAAAAGAAAAATTGAAAAATGAGATGTGGCAAGATAGGTCATTAGAAAATGAATAGAATTATTATAACAACATCAATAGTTTTAAATGCAGCATTACTCATGGTCTTGTTTGGTCCTTTACCATTCTTCTTATATCTTAGCATAATAATAAATGCTGTTCTTGTGTGGTTCTCTGTGAAAGCAATTCAAAAAAATAACGAAATCGAAGAAGATATGCAATCGATTCTTGAGATGACGGAAAACTTCGCAGACCATATTGAAGAAGTGCACTCTTTGGAAATGTATTATGGCGACCAAGATCTACAAAATATGTTAGAACATTCAAGAACATTAATAAATGACATGATAAGCATGCAAGAAAAATACTTTGAAGTAGAAGTAGTTTCTGAAGAAAAAGAGGAAGAATATGACCAAGAAGCCAGCACGCCGCCGGCGGAGACGAAAGAATGATTATTTCACCAAAGATCATGAAGTCGCTATAATAAATTATGCGTCAACCGATGACCGTTCTGTACGAACTGATTTATATATAACACTAATTGAGCCGGCATTTGGTGAGATGGTAGACAAGATTGTCTATACTTATAAATTTAATACTTTACCAAATATAGATTATCTAAAGGACGATTGTAAACTGTGGCTTATCACCATTTTAGACAAATATGACCCAAATAGAAAATCTAAAGCATTCTCATACTTCAGTGTAATAACCAAGAACTGGTTCATACATAAAGTCAAACAAAATTCTAAAAGACTTAAAAGAGATGTGCAATACGAAGACATATCATCAGAGATAGAGGCTGAAAATCTTACAACAGAGAACCTGTATGAATCAAGAAGGGAGGATTACGAATTTTGGTCGCATCTTTTTGCAGAATTTGACAAGTGGGAAAAATTAAAACTAAAAGAAAATGAGAGAAAGGTCTTGGATGCGATTAAAATTTTGTTTCAAAGCATAGAAGAGATAGATATTTTTAACAAAAAAGCTATTTATCTATACATGCGGGAAATAACCGGATTGAATACAAAGCAAATTGTAAACAATTTAAATCGTATACGAAAAAGATACAGGAATTTTAAAAGCGAATGGGAAAAGGGAAACATATAGATTCAAAGACATTCATTGAAGAGGCTATATCTAATGTAAGAGACGACAGGGCCATGGCCTCGACTCTTCTAGTTGAATTAATGAAAATCTTGAAGCAAGATGAGACGAAACATCAGCATTCCGGCCCAGTAGCAGCTAAATATCTAGAAACGTTGCAACGTTCCAACGAGCAGCTGGTCAAGTTGGCGTCGTTAATAACGAAAAAAGAAGGCTCGTTTAAAGGTCTTTCATCGGATGAAAAATCTGAAATATATGATTTGATTGATGACGAGAAATAAGAGGATCTTATATGGCTACTACGACACCATATTCTCCTTATGTTAACTGGGATATAGGTGAATTAAATTCCTTAAATAGTTCAATATTTGAAGCTAGATATGACGAACGCCAGAGTGCTTTTTCTACAATAGCAGAGATTTTTCGTGAGAAGTATTCATATGATGTCCATCAAGGTACCGGTCCGTATCTTGCTGTGGTTTTAAAAGTACTTTCAGGACCCGAAGCGAACAATCAAGCTTCGACGGGCGGAAATCTTACCAAAACTATGACTATGTTGTTCCCTACAGCAGCTCAACTAGAAAAGCAGAATTCTGGAAAAACTTCAATAAGGGTGGTGGCAAGAATACCGGAATTTGATGTTGATATTCCTTGGCCATCTGGTGAGGAAGACCCCGTAAGACTTGCCCTTCATGGGGAGTACCATGGTCGGGTAGAAGATAAAGACTTCAAATCAATAACTCCTGGATCTTTGATATGGGTTACTTATTCCAAGGAGAGGTGTGAGCAAGCCGCAAGTGGCCTTCCGTCAGGAGAAGTCATAGGCCTTCACCAGCCATCAACTTTTCAGAAGGTAAAAACCAAATTATCGCCTACTAGTGCACATACACCAGCATGCCAGGCTGTTCGAAATCAAGATGTGCAAAGTTCTTTATATGTTGGAAAAACAATTGACTTCTTGAACGCTGGGGTGCCTTTAAGAAAATTAAAGGGTAGAATAAAAACTGGAATTTATGGCAACGGTTCAGATCAGACCAAGTCGTTCTTTAACAATAGTCTTGCAAGTTCTGTTATTTCCGCTAAACATAAAATCCCTGGAGCAGCTCCAGGGAAAAATAATGCATTTATTTGGGTTGGGCATTTAAAAAATAATGGATACTTAGACTTACTCGACCGCCCGCTAAGCCCCGGCCGTGAGACTATTATATATGCACCGAAGATGTTGGACACCTCTTCCCCTATTGAGATAAAATATTATTTTCACGATGACTCCGGTTTCGGCCACGCTTGGATCGCCGGCCCAAATACAACACCAGAACAATCAATCGGTGGAGCGATGATATCGAGCGATTTTAAGGATAAAATAGCTCCTGGCATTAAAGATATGATTCGAGATGGTAGGAATTTTATCTTGGTGATACCAGAGATGGCCTATTCTCGTGGTTTTGGAACAGCCCCAATGGATGCTCCGAGAGTTGAATTAATGGCTTCTGGAAAAAAAGTAGTCCCGGGACTTCTTACCGGCCGTACGGCGCGATCTAATCCGGATCCTAAGATTAGACCAGCATTAAAAAAATATTTACAAAGCTTGCCAATCTCACAACAAGAAAATCTTCTGCAAGTTACTCACTTGCGCGAGCGCCAGTTTGCAACGTTTGATGGGTCCTATTCTGGAGGCAATTTTAAGCTTTTTCACAACGAAGTGTTAGATGTTGTTGATCAACATTTGGGCGTTCGGTATGATAATATCCAGTTTGTTTCTATCCTCGGAGATGGCTTGGGCGCCATTAACTTTTGTTCTATGGTACAAAATAGACCAAACAGTAAAATGCACTCAAGCGCAGAATCAGCTCTTAAGACTTTAAAAATCAACAGGATAGACTTTGTAGATACTGGACTGGATAAAGATACTTATTATACTTTTCCGAGTGTCCCGTCTGTGACACTGTATGAGGATTATTTGTTGCCAAAATCAGAACTGATTGTCGATTATCTAGAGTTTAATTATATAACTCAATTTAAACAAAACAACTCAACTAGTAAGTTTTTTACACACCTAGGGTTGGGAGAAAAGTATCAAAAAGAATACAAGCCCAGCGGAGCGCTCGGAAAAAGAAAATTTTCAATCAAAACAGGTAATGCTGAGGCAACCAACAGCTCAATAAGCATGCATATCGCCGGCGACCGACCGGTCGGATATGCGTTTAGCATGGTTAATGATTTTCTACTAGATGCGCCCTCGACCTCACTAAAGAAGAAGGACAGCAACCAAGACGGCCAGCCACCTTCTTCAGCAGTGCCTGATCATGCTGGGTCTGTAGCTTCAAAGCCTCCACCGGCCGCAGAAAGATCTAATATTACAGAACAAGAGAAGTTGAAAAAGAGAATTGAGGAGTTTGAGAACACTCTCCAGGTTCTGTCTCAAGGTCAAAAAGGGATGTCAGCTATATGTGAGGTCGTGAAAGAGGAAAATGGAAATGAAATAAAGAAATATGGCCATTTTTGTAAAAATGGCGTGCTTTACACGGCCAAAGATGGTCAATTTTTCAGTGCATATAAATCATATTTAAATGATAAAAAAGAATATATGAAAATAACTGAATATATGCAGAACTACAATAAGATATTAGGATTGAGAACACATGATTTTAAAAAAGAACTCAAACAAAGACAAGAAGAACTTAAGTTGGCGAAAGAAGCCTGGACATCGCAGACTCCCAGTTGGGAATTCCAATGGAATTTGTTTAACAAGTCTTTTCAGTTAAGTTTTTTTGATAGCGCAGCTGCTTTTAGCGGTCCAAACGCAAATGTATCTCCCGGAAATCCCGGAAAAGGAAATATCGCTCTTATCGCCAGTCAATTAGCGAAAATTGAAGCATTAACAAAATTTATTGAATTGTTGAAACAAAAAATAAAAAAACAAGGCCCTGAACCATGTAAAAAACCAAAAGGTTGCGTGGATCCACCCAAAAAATTGGGCACTAGAAAGAAAAAAATACCTGTACCTCAAGTGAAGGCTAAGGTGGTTGCAGTTGCATGTGAAGACGTACCTGGGGGAGTGAAAGTGCCTGGTACATATGCCGAGCTTACTAAAATGATACCATTTTATCCAAGAAAAAAAGACTTTGACTTTAAAGGAAAAAGAACCTCTTATTCAAAAACCGGATTGTCAGACGTCAAGAATTTTAAAATTAAGAAGTTTAATTATCTTGCGAGAGGGCCAAACGGAACCATCAGATCTCTTAAAAGTAAAAATATATGGAGTTGCTTAGCAGACATAGTTGAGAATGCTTGGAAAAGCGCATGCGAAGAGTCGAAATATTACCCTTTTCAAGTAACCAGCGGTATTCGCGGCTATAAAGGCGCGAGTGGCACCTCAGCGTATTCGGCGGGCTTGTCTACTCATGCCCTTGGGTTGTCGTTTGATCTAGATGCTCAAATAAATGGATACTCTAGAAACGGTGAGCCAATTTATGGGGTGTATACAGGCGCCTGGTCATGGAATATTGGTGGAGATCTTAAGAAAGCTAAGAGATTACACGAATTGGGAGTTTTTAAAGAAGACCCAGCTGTGTACGTAAAGACTGCTTGGGAGAACCCGGATTCGCAAATGGCGGTACTAAGGCAAATAGACAGCTGGGAGAAAGCGCCACTCGCTTACAAGGGTGGGAGCATGGGCTTGAAACGAAACGTGATGAAAGCAGCAAAAGGCGGGCCAATAGTTCCAAAAGGAGCTAACCCTACTTTATGGCTTTTAAGATTTTGCGAAGCGACAGACATGTATTGGGGCAACGCATATTTTTTAAAACGACGTTGGAAGGGTGGAAAAACCTGGAATGAAAATGAAAAGGAAGAGATTGCTAAAATTTATGGGATCGAAAGAATTGTAGAAAGGATACAAGCTATTTCTTGGAACTCGAACACAATAGAAGATCATATGCATTTCCAATTCTGGAAAGGTGGTTCTGTCATTAGATGGAGTGAAATAAACAAGGTGAAATCTCCGGATGAAGGAAAATAATTATGCCAGATATAAAGCCAATTGATGTTTCTGTATCAACTGTTTCAGTTGCAACAAGCAAGGGACAGAAAACATATTACAGCTTAGACGTCGTTGACCCTAACACCGGTAAAACCGTCTCCTCCAAGAACACCACAAGCCTTAAAGAAGCAGAAGCATACTACAATCAACAAAAGAATAAATATCCGAATTCGACGACTAATAGTGAAGTTGGGAAAAATCCCTTTCAAAGTGGAGAATTTAAGAAACAAACGGACATAGAATTTGGTGGATTTGAAGAAAGGGATGATTATTTAGAGGAGTTGTTGCCTGTCGACACCAGCGTTGACGTAACTGAAAAAGATTTACGAAGCTTCTCGCAAAATGTATCCGCTGGTCGACGAAAACCTCAGGTTACAGCTAATTTGAGAAAAAAAGCTGTTGATCTTTGTGGTATTTCGGAAGCAAGGAGGAAAAAATATGAAAACATGTCTGCGGAAGACAAAGTAAAAAACAAAATTAGCGGAGGTTTCGGCACTAAACGCATTCAAGCTATGTGCAAACGAGATACGTGTGCTTCTGAAGTTGTAGTAGGACGTGGAATAGATAATAATGCTTTCATAGTGATAGGGAATGACAGAGTAGGGAAAGCTCATACCGGCTGGGGAGGTAAAGGCCATACGCAATGCGATGCTATTGATCTTGTCGCAGGCCTAGGTGGCTGGTGTCCGCGAGAAGTTGAAAAAGTTAAAGTTGAAGCAGAAGATGGTACTAGCAAAACAGTTGAAAGAGCAGTTAGTACAAATCCAGACCCATATATTGATTCGGCTAGAGTTTACATAAGTCAAAAAACAAATGTCGACAAAAACTTTGGCATTGGAGAAGAATTTAGTTCAAAACTAGATGACAAGGGCGACAAAAACATAGGTAAATATGGAGCAAAGTCTGCTGTCGTAGCTAAGGCTGATAATATTCGAATAATCGGCCGTGAGAGTATTAGAATAGTTACCGGCACAGACAGATTTAATTCCGCCGGCGGAGAAATACTTGGCAAGTCTGGAGTAGAGCTTGTTGCTATGAACAAAGTCGAGGATTTGCAGCCAATTGTTCTGGGTGATAATTTACAATTGGCATTAATTACTGTATTGGACAATGTTGAAGCTCTAGCTAAAATACTTCATGGCTATATGAAATATCAGATGAAATACAACCAAGCCTTGCAAACACACACACATGTTACACCATTTTTTGGGATAGAAGCTCTGCCATCGAAGAGAGCTATGATGAGTGGTATTCAGTGCGATGTCGAAACGGCTTCAAGATCGGAAATATCCTTGTTGAAGCATATAACCAATTTGCAAGGTGTAAAACATAATTTTTTGGTTGAAAGTGGTGAAAATTTTATCAACAGCAGGAATAATAAGTCAAACTAGGAAATTGTAATGGCTACAAATCACGAACTAAAACTTAAGTTTGAGGAACTCGTAGAGGGCGACGCATGGGAAGCTCTTTTAGATGAAGATTTAGACGAAATTCAAACTGCTCCTGAAACTGCTAATATTTTTGATGATTTAGACTTTATTGTTGCTGAAGATTTAAAAGCCGCAAGAGACTTGCGCGATCAACTAAAAAGCATACATCAAACAGCAGAGAAAATTAAAGAGGACGGCGAGGAAGCTAATTGGTACCCAACCAAAAAACAACATGAGGACGTTGTTGCTCCTGCTATCAATAGTTTTTTGCAAGCTATAAAGGTAGTATTGGAAAATAAATTTGTTGATATGAATCAGGAAGAGGTGGAGAAATATTTTCCTCAGGTTTCAGACATTCCTATTCTCGGAGGATTTTGGAATTGGATCCAAGACTCCACTCCTCCGCCAAATTTATCAGAAATATTGCAAAATGTAATGGAATCATCATTGGAGTATTTGTCGCTCCACCCAGGTTATTCCATATCTCTCAAAAAAGACATAAGAGCTACTCCAGATACTAGCGCCCTGGGGCCGGCCCCCATATTTAGTGATTTAGCTAAAGAAGCGCTAGCTCCGTCCGAGGCTGATCACTATATTGGTTTGGTGCTGGATGCCAAAAAATCAAATGGAAAACGAAGTTCTCCATACATTCCCCTTCGCACATCTCCGTTTCATGACAAGGAGCCGCTGAAATTAGGGTGGGAAGACCAAGGGTATTCTTTTTTAAATAATGGCGGAGATTTGGTTAAAAGAGAACACGACCATGGCGATGGTGTCGAAGTGCCTCTGGGCACCGGCGTCGTGGTCACGGAAATAGTTGAAAGCGCTACTGGTACTTGGGTTGGGATAATCTTTTCCGATCAAAGAATTTCCAGTGGTAAGATAGAAGATTTGACATCCGATGGCAAACGCCCATTATATACAAGAGTTGAATATGTGCGCAAAAAAGAAGAAAAAATTGTTTCTTCGCCGGATCCATATACTTCACGAAAATTAGTCGCGCACGAAGTATCTGAACCATATGTCAATTTACCAGATGGAGTAAAGCTAATATCTCCTGACTCAAATTTAAACTGGACTAAACTGGAGCCTAAAGATGTAAGATTAGCTTATTTTAATTTTAATAAATTTAATAAAAAAGACATGGGAGACAAGCTGGTGTACAACCTCTCTAGCTTGTTAAGTAAACCAACAACAAGATATTCTGAAGGCTATTACTATTTCATTGCCGGCGAAGGCCGTCGACTTACAACTGAACAGTTAGTTGAAGGTTTTCTGCTAGGCCCGAATGAGTATCCCGAACCTGATCCAATAACTGGCGATGACAGCAAAGAAGTTAAAGATGAGAAGAATAAAGAATCTGCGAAAACAACAGCTGAAATAAAAGAACAAGCATGGAATGATCTTCTTAGATACATGAACAAAGACATGGGCCAGATCAACTCGAATCTTTATAATATGCTTCGCGCTGATCATTTTGTGCCTGTTGCTGTGAAGGTAGCTACAAAGTCATCTAATCCTAAAAATCAGAAAGTACTTTTTGCAATTGCGGCAAGCTATATCGACGCGTTGCCAGATTCTATTAGGCCTTATAGCAGAGATTTTGATTCTGAGTCTCTATTTTATAATGGAAAAAACTTTGCTTTCACACTTCCTCTTAAAGAAGTGAAAAAAAGATCACAAGAGTTAGCGACCCTTTTTAAGAAGAAAATAAAACCTAAAGTAAGTGAATTTAAAGACACTGGTGGTCTCATATTCAACCCTTATAATTTAGACTACAACATAGACATCCAAATTAAGGCATTCGAAGATTTTCCAGACCTGCTGGACGGTTTCTTAAAAAGACAGACATTTCCCGCCAGTTCCAATAGCGATAATATATCGGAGCTTTGTTCTGAAGGAATCAGAACGACTAAAGACCACATGATACAGATAGGTCTTAAAGACAACAATGTTGTCGGGTGGGACGCCAGAGAAACAATATCATATGTACTTTTCTCTCCTGATCCTGAGTCATTAAAGGAATCACACAACTCTAACCTGAATTTATTTGAGTTTGATCCGTATTTGACGGACGATGAGCTATCTGGGAATACATCTATAAAGAGAAGCGCTATTCCGTTGCGTATTGGGCTGAACTGGTTTAGAGAAGAATTCCCCGGGGTGATCGGCTCTAGAACATTGCATTATCTGATGGCGTATAAGAATTTAATTACATTTAGCGACAAAGGGACTCGTAATTTCAAATCAGAGGATTGGATTAAATTTCTGCAGTCTCACTCTGTCCCTCCTTTCGAGATTTCTCTTTCACGAAATAGAACGCTCGTCGTCGGCAAATTAGAGTGTAAAGAATTGATAAGAAGGTTGCGTAGATCAGGCCCGAATTCCGGTCTTGAACAGCAAAAACTACAAGAATTGCTTTATAGAAGAGAAGACTGCATGAAAGAGTGGCAAAGGGAATGGTCTGATGCAACTCCAGCAACAGACCCTGAATCTTCAAAAGCTGCTTTGCGAAAAAAACAACAAGAAACACAGAAAGCATCCGAAAATTCCGGTGCATTGGAAGACTTCAAGCTTTTTTATAGATCTTTTTTAAACAATCTAGACCCTCAGGCTTTAATGGCTTTGTTAATGGCGTGTTTGCAGCACAAGCTTGGTATCCCGATAACAGCCGAAGCTCTGTGTGAAGCTGCAATCATTGAGGTTATAGAGCGCATCGGCATTGAAAATGTCAAAAAGACTATTATTCAGAATATACCTGAGTTGGCGCCATATTTGGGCGATACGAGTGGTTATTTGGGCGATGAGGTGACTGGCATAATAGAAAATTTAGAGAAAAATGATGCGACAGAGACCGAAGAAGTTGAAGATAAACTTATCGATATGGACGGTCAAAAACTGAATCCCAAATTTCGAAATGCACCTATTGCAGCAGCTTTCGCTCTTACAGGTGCCGACCCGGTAATTGTTAATATTCTCTTGAATATGGAAAAAGGGGGAACTATAATTGAATTAGTGCCCGGCCCGCGGCCAACTGGCGAAAACAGTATTGAAGTTCCGTACGGTACCGGAATATTGCCAGATGAACTTAACATTGGCGGCTCAACTTACACCATTTCTACTCCAAATTATACATGGGACGAAGTTGATTCTGAAAAGGCTAGGTTAATGAATGCAGGCTATTCCGAGAAAGAAGCAAAAGCGCTGCTAATTCAAAGTGGGTACTTAATACCGCGAGAGACACAATATTCAGGTCTACTCAGTTCTGGCGGATTTGAATCAACATTAGATAAATTAGAAAGTGATTTAGCTGCGTTTGGAGATGTTCCCATATACGGAATGAACGTTTCAGGAAATAGTATCAACGCCGCAGTACAAGATGCTAAAGCTTGGGTCCAGTGGCTCAAGACATTAGTAGATATTGGAGCTTTGTGTGAAGCAGTTGTTGGAAAATTATTAGAGATTCCAGGTCTTCTGTTCACCGAAGATCCAGGCGGCGGTTTGTCTGACTGGGGCGAGGATTTTTGGCAAGGATTGAAGCGAAGGTATTCTTTGCCGGTACCTACAATGAGATTCCCTTTTTCTCTGAAAACAGACAACCATATGGGAGATTATAGTGAGCGACTTTGGGAGACTATTCTCGGACTCGCTGGTATGATTCTAGGTCAAGTTCTGAATTTGATCTTGGAAGACGCCTTAAACAAATGTTATGGCGAAGAAGACGACATGGGTTCGGCAACCACGCCAGCGCTAGCTTCGCCACCTCCGGATTTGTCGATACCACTTCCTAGTCTACCAACTATTCCCGGCTTGGAGCCATCTTACATTTTGGCGTGGATGAAGGATATATTAAGTCGACTTCCAGCAGCGCAGATTTGTGATTTGTTGTACGGAGATCCTTCTCGGCGTCTGCTTAACAAGTGCTTAGAAATGACTAAACAGGATTGGAACAGCGTATACGAGAAAGGGATAAACACAAGATTTGAAATACAAAATATATTTTTTCAGATCGGAAAGGAGCTTGATTTAGATATCTGCGACGCAATCCAGGCAACAGCTCCAATAATAACGGATGCTTGCGGCGCCACGTTTGATTTCGATGCAAGGTGCGAAGAACTAAAGCTGCATGGGTTGACGGAAGAAGAGTGCACTGAACAAATCAACCGAGAGTTGGAAGATTTAAAAAATCGCGTCATGGCCATGACAGAACTTATGTTTCCAGGGGCAAATCCATTCCGAAATGCATTTCCAGATCCATGCTCCCCCGGCGGAGGTTTTGTTATGCCGCCAGGTGTGCAAGATACGATGTCCCGCATAACCGAAAATATGCTAACTAACGTTCAGGGTTCGCTGTTGCAAGATATGTCGACCATGAAATTTCTTACTATTCCTCCTCGGGCAGTACAGGTAGCAACTAACCCTAAAGAATTAAAAGCAGCTCATGACATGTTTGCTAAAGCTGTCAAGAACAACAACGAGGTGACATGTTTAGCTGCTGTTGCAGACACCGGTGTATGGTACGGAGATCTCATGGCCACGTCCGTGTTTACTTATAATTTAGTCTACGGGAGGAACCTACATTGTGATATGACAATCCAGCCGGGCGATGCGAAGGTCATGGTTGGCGACAAAGAACTTAAGCAGCTGATCCAAGCAGGGGTCGGCCTGGACACGATTGGTCAATATAGCGACCTGTATTCTGACTTGAAGACAGTCATTCCCTCGCCGAACTCGTCGCACATGCGCTTGGCTCATAGAGCTAGCTACGACTATTACGGAACAGACAATCACTGGGACGAAATTTATAGCGAAGACACTACCTTTCAACCTGTGACGACACATCATATATGTTTTCACCCCCTTGACGTTAGTGTTGAGTACATTCTTGCCCTGATTCTGGATGTACCAGAATTTCCTAACACACCAGACGGCTACGCTGTCCTCAAAGAGTTAGAGAAAATTGCTGATACAATATGGACAGAGGCAGGTAAACCCGAGATCCTAGGATCCCAGACCGAACGGATCGTAAAGATACTTTCCTCGTACTCCTCTGAACAAGATTTAGGAGAGAGAATTGCAAAACTCTTTAGACAACAAACTGTACCGATGGGCCTTGAAAACCTGGTCTATTCCCCGCGTTATTTTAAAAATGAAGATCTTCAAAGGCCCAATCTGTGGGGAGGCTTTGCCGCTCCAGGTTCCATCCCACACCCGCAAGGGGGTGCAGGCATCATCAACACGGACACCGGCGAATATATAGTGGACACCGGATGGTTCCCTGGTTCTCTTTCAGGAAAATCCCACCTCAGTTCCGTCGTGCCGCTTGACAAGACGTTGAAAGAAGCATTTAATGCTAATGGGACGAACCTTCGCCAGTTTACACAACTTATAAGGGCCTACACCGGCCTTCTTGACATTAAAAAGCATAAAGATTTCCTTCCATCAGCTTTAAAAGAGTATAGTTTAGAGGCATACACTAGAATTGAAGAACTTATGGACATAAACAGTTTTTCGGGCGCCAATGCAGTTTTTAAAGCTTTCGAAACTATGACAGTTGGTGAGGCGATTGGTCTTACGGGCGAAAGGCTGGAGGCCTTATATCCTGAGATGTCTGCGGGTGTTTTAGGTACGATTGAAGGTGTTATTTTTACAGAAGGTTTTTTGGAAATCGATGGCTTGATCATTGAAACAAAGGACAAACATGCAGACCCCGGTAGTGAACAAGATGATGAAGGTCAATTCCTCGGAACTTATGATGTGGTTGAAACAACGACTGGTAAGGGCTGGAGTGAAGTCGATGGTGGCAGCGATCCATATGGTGACGGGCTCGGCACTTGGGGTCCGATACCTTTATACATTGTGTTTAAAAAACAATTTAGAGATCCGGATAGCGTCTTAAATTCAGACCCTCAGGAATTATTAAATTATTTTTCCATGGAAGACAAGAAAGTCAGCCCAGAATTGCATGAAGCTCTCAGCGCGGGACCTCACCTCAACCGTGTGGAACCATCCGCACCTCTCTACACTGACGATATTGCGGGCGCGAATCTTTCGGGCGACGATGCTTCATTTTTGGCTGCAAGAGATATAGAGAGTAACATAAACTTTAATCCAAATATACTTTTATACGACCTACCATTTACTCAATTCGTTACTGATAATCCTGCAGGGCAGCAGGCTCAAGAAGCATCGGAGAAGATGATAGAGTTGTTTAATAATCTATCGACTTCTGACGACAAGGTCCAGGAGATCACGAATCAATTATCAGTTGTAAATAAACAATCCTCCATAACACTTCAACACGTTATAACGCCTTGTGACACATCGCACATCTTTACTCAAGAAATAAACCCAGAAAACCCATCACACTCGGGGGTAAAAGACGCTTTTAAGCTTGTTAAAGGTAAATTAACTCCTTTATATCCAAGTGATCAATCCATCTCTCCGAGCCCTGACGGCCCACCGGCAATTATAACAGACCCGAGCCATGTTGACGTATCCAAGCTGGACCATTACGAAATTGACGTCTCGAAAAAGCTAGATCCCTCTGTTCAGAATCTTTTATATGATATTTTTCCGGAAATTTATAATATCGATCCATCGTTAATTACCTCTGCAGGTGCATCTTCTACTCGATTAATTAATGAGTGGAAGAGTATGGCAAAAGCAGTTTCTGCTCCAGGGTCAGAACTCGCCGGCCAATTAGTAAAAGATCCTGCGCAAATGATGAAAGAAATCGGCGCCGATGATAAATATGCTGCTTCTAGTTATGTACACGGTGGATCTGTCGACCCCATCACGGGCGAACTGACATTATACCCACCACTTGACCCTAGTCTTAGCAATTATAAAGTTGATCCGTCTCCTTATATCTTAAATCCCCTTAACTTTAAAGGAACGATTTTTGGAAAGCTTTTAGTACACAAATTGAGGACTTTTTATGATCAATATGGTGGTTCATTCGGCAATAAAGATATATTTTGGCAAAAATTGCAATATATTTTGTCATCTTATGGGTTTTCTGCCTTACAGTTCGCATATTCAAACCAAATGTTTTTAAAGCTCAAGCATTCTCGACTAAATTCTAGAAAGTTCATGAGAAAACTTTGGAAAAAAATATTAAGAACCCCGGGTTCGGCCGTCGATCCACGATGCCAAGATGTATTCGATCAGCTTGGTGTCACTTCTAGTAAAGATTTAGAAGAAGCAGAGACAGATTTTTTTAATCTATCTGAAGTAAAGCCGAGAATTTTAAATTTTTATAAAAAATCCATCTGTCGAAGTGTGCACGAACAAGACACTGAAGATACGCCATATAAAGATCTAACTTCAAATGCGGTGCGCTCTACTTTAATAGAAGGTAGTGTAATTTTACTGATAAAGGCGCATGTCTTGGAAGCTTGCATCGCTTCCGTTGTTGCTTGGGATAGTTTTGAAATTTCGGATGTGTTTAAAGACGATGCTATGGTTCAGGTTATTATTAATAACATGCGACAAAGCACTAATGCTGAAGACGAAGATTTGTTGGCATTTTTTGCTAATAATATTTTAAGAGCCCAAGAGAACTTAACAGACGTCGAAGGATATCTTGCTTTGTCTGAATTTAGTTCATTAGAGTACCTTATAAAGAAAGAAGGCGAAAATGCTGCAAAGATCATAAATTCGATGTTTACCAACAACAAGCAGCTTTCAACAGATTTGACGTTAGACATCTTAAGAACATCCGACGCTGATTTTCCCGAGAGGTTTAGAAAATTGAGAGGCCTGGACGAAACAGCCCAGCTTCCTCATAAACTGAGTAGCCTTCACACTGAAGCTGGATACGATTATGTCGTCGACGCAAAATTTACACAAAATATATACACAATGAACTATGGTTCCGGAAAACAAACAACAATAAAAGATTTCGATGAATCAGCACTTGTTACATCACATGTATCTTTTTTATATGGGTTTCCTGAGACCATTGCATCCACGCTGCAAGGATCGTATTATAATGTTCTTAGTGATATCGAACTCTTCGACTCATCTGCGGGGAGTCTTTTAGATGGACGCGTTCAAAGAAATTATTTTCACTCCCTGCCGTTAACCAACATCGCAGCTGTGACCTCGCACGGACTTTGGGGGCATCCGGGCAAAGAAGGGATCCCTTTTCAGGTGTCGAACGGCCCTTATCGAACTGGATATTATGCATACGAAGCTGGTGACTTGTCGGAAGTTGAAGGTACTGAACAAGATGAGGTTCTTAAGTGGGGGCAGGCAGTAAACAAAGACATAGTCGACCAGTGGTATAATTCGGAAGCTGCCTGGAAGAGATATGAATCTCATCGTCTCACCTGGGCCGGCCCGCAAATTATCGGTCAGTTCTCTGCTCACTTCCCGACGCAAGATAATTATCCGGTCAACTGGTTGCCGTACCCTTCTCCGGGAGACGTTCCACAGGGCGATATATTAGAAAAATCATTCAGCGACGAATACCTTGATCAAGGATTCGATGCGGCGCCAGCTCCACATATGATGTCGTGGTTGCATGTCCAAGAGCAGTTGCTTGAGGGGGCGGAACCCTGGAGAAACGAAAATACTTACGAGGCTACACATGGCAACAATATTAATGCCAAATTTGGAAATATAACATTCCAACCTTTTGTTAAAATAGTTGATGCGACGGCCGAGGACAATAAAAATTTAGAGATAGAAGAGTATAGCTATACAGACCAAGAAGGTAATCCGTGTGAAATACCAACTTTAATTTTGAAAGAAGACGTAAATGATATATTGACATACCCTTTCTTCAAAGAATACAGAGAGAAGCATAACATATTTCGAGCGCACATAGGTGGTTATGTTCCCTTGTCTATATGGAGCAGTTTCTATACTAATGTTTTTGTAAGATATCTGGAGATTAACAAAAAAGCCAAAAGTATATTTCAAAAATATGGTTTAAAGCCGTTTTTCAAAGAAATAAAAGTTGGAATAAGATTGTCCTATTCAACATCCTTTCCGGTAACGGAGGCGGGGCATTTTGCCTGGGATGATTCGAAAAGTATGGAAGCATTCTACAAGTCTATACCTGAACAATCACTGTTAGAATCCAAAACCTTTTTCAACGACAGGCCTTACATAATAGGGGGCCCTACGAACGACGCCGGCCTCCACCAGGGCGCTCAGGGCGAGGGATATAAAGATAGCGCCCAAGCAAAAGGCTCTATGTTGAGGGAATTAATGATACCTGTTAAAGAGGTGGCGTACAACCTGAACCTACTTCCGGGTGGGTTTGACATAGGCGGAGATCTAATATCGTACGACGAATTAGGGTATTATCCTGCCAAATTTACAGAAGATCTAGATTATATTGTTAATTTAGAACAAGAGGAAGATGTCTTGGCGGCATTAGCTAACCCAGAGGAGACAAAATTCCTTTTAAACACATGGCACCAGTTTTTCTATAAAAATGTAGCTCAGGATCTTGTAGATGATATGAAAAACTCCCCAGAGTTTAAGCTGTTGTTTGACTACCTATTTCCCATGCGTAGGTATATGGCCCTGGCTGCAATATACGGTGCAGAAGGTTTGTCTAAATTTATTTCTAAGCCGACAAACGTCTTAGAAGAAACTAAAGAAACCATTATTGGTACGTTAAAAGGTATTATCAGTTCAGGAGATTATACTTTTGTTCCGGATGAGGTCGTCAACTCGTTAGTTGGGCTCACGACAGAGACTGGCACCCGACCGAATAACCCGGACTTAACTGGCAAAATACTACAAATTGTTCTTGAAACTCCGTTACTCATTTTGAAGGGCTTCGTCGAAGTAACTGATCCTGCTATAATTATCGCCAAAGCAATAATTGATATAGCAAATATGGTTCAGCAAGCTGTAATTGGCGCTGTAAAACAAGCCTTGCAAACCGTAAAAACAACGCTGCAGACGGCCATTTCGCAAGCAGAGTCTGCTTTGTCAAAAGTGGAGGCTTCTGTAGCTACAGCAGCTACAGTTGGAGAAGCCTTAGCGCAGCCAATACCGGAGAACTTGAGGCCAAAAATTAATAAAAACAATGGTCTGGAGACTTGGACTGTTGAAGTACCCGAGTTACCAGAAGGGGCAGAAGACCAACTTGAACAGGAAGGGCTTTTGACTGCGTATCAGCAATCTAAAGAAAAGTTTGAAGAGTTAGACAAATTGTTGGTTGATTATAAAACTCTGAAAAATAAAATTGGACAACCGGGAGGAGAGTGTTCTGATGGTGAGGAGACGCAAACAACGCCAGGAAGCGGCCTAAAAGGAGAAATGAAGGCTGTCGAGTGCGATCTAGAAAAAGTTGTGAAAGAATCCGAAGAACTGATGAAAGATCTTTTCGCGTCTCCGTTTTTACTTCCATCCGTCTGGGCGGCTCTTGTACCATCGCAGGTACCTTATGGCGGCGGCATTACTCCGTTCCCAATTGGTCCTCCAAGCACCTTCCCGGGGATGATTTATCTTGCAATACTATTTATAGATGCATTTGAAGAAAAGATGCACGATGAGGTTACTAAAACAAAAGGCGCGAACTGCGAAGAAGAGCTTTAGAGGATAAAAAAATGTTTGGAATTGCACCAGAACTACCACTTCAAAGAGACACGAGGTTTGGTAATTATTCTCTCTTAACATCTTATAGAGAGGTGGTTAAACAGAATTTTAAGAATTTAATATTAACATCTCCTGGCGAACGCGTTATGAATCCAGATTTCGGCGTTGGTATGAGACAGTTTTTATTTGAGCCACGAGAACACGTTGTACCACAAATAAGACAGAGAATAGAAAATCAGGTTAGTAAATATATGCCTTTTGTTGAGATTAGAAGAGTTTCGTTTGACACTAATCGACTTACACCGGATGTTTTAGACTCTATCTCGTTATCTGTAACTATAGAATATGCAGTTCCAAGCTTGGAATTATTAACAGAGCTTGTACTAAGCAGCGGAGACATCGCATAACATGACTAAAAAAAATAAAAAATTAATTAGATATACAGATAGAGAATTTAATTCGATAAAAGAGGGACTAGTAGATTATGCTCGTCGCTATTATCCGGATATTTTTAAAGATTTTTCAGAAGCATCTTTTGGCTCTTTGATGTTGGATACAGTGGCTTATGCTGGCGACATACTTTCCTTTTATCTGGATTATCAAACAAACGAATCTTTCTTAGACACAGCAGTTGAGTATGACAATATTTTAAGGCTTGGCGAACAAGTTGGTTACAAGCAGCCACTGAGAGCAACGTCTTTCGGTCTATTGTCTATGTATGTCTTGGCGCCAGTTGAGCCAAACGGCACAGGGCCAGATGTGACTTATTTGCCGGTATTAGCAAGGGGTACTAAATTCACATCAGATTCTGGCCAGGTGTTTACTTTGATCGATAATGTTGATTTTTCTAACGACGATAATGAGATTGTCACCGCGACATCGAACGTATCTGACGGTGCACCAACTGCTTTTGCTGTTAAAGCATATGGAAGGATAATATCTGGCGAAATAGATGAAGAAATCGTTAATGTAGGTAACTTTACGAGATTTTTGAATATTCCTCTTTCTGACCCTAACATAACAGAAGTTGTCTCTGTAACGGACACGGAAGGTCATGAATATTTCGAAGTGGATTATTTATCACAAGACACAATCTTTAGGTCTGTTGTGAATAAAGACCCAAACACCAGAAAGACCGTGCCAAGTATCATAGTCACAACTTCTGTCCCGCGCAGATACACCGTTTTTTATAGGAATAATCAGCTTTTTCTTAAATTTGGATATGGTTCGGAATCTTCTTTAAAGACAGATCCGGTAACCCACCCTTCTAACGTTGTGTTAAAAATGCACGGTAAGGACTATGAAACAGACACCACCCTAGACCCTTCTAAATTGTTAGAAACTGACAAATTTGGGATCGCGCCTGCCAACACGTCTCTTAGGGTCATCTATAGAACAAACACTATCGACAATGTCAACAGCGCCAGCAGGACTGTCACTTCCATTAGCGATCCTTTGTTTATTTTTAAAGAATCCGCCACCAATGAGGACAAGATAGCTTTCGTAAGAGATAGTCTTGAAGTTGTCAATGAGGATGCAATAACCGGTGATGTTAGCTTGCCATCAGTCTCTGAGTTAAAACAAAGAATAAATGATGTTTTTGCATCGCAAAATAGAGCTGTCACAGCGGAAGACTATGAAGCGTTGGTTTACAGGATGCCACCAAAATTTGGACGCATACGAAGAGCCAAGATTTTAAGAGACCACGATTCATTTAAAAGAAATTTAAACTTATACGTGTTATCGGAGAACTCCAACGGGGATCTGATAACAAGTAATCAAGTATTGAAAAACAATCTCAAGGTTTGGTTAAATCATTACAAGATGATAAACGATACAATCGACGTTTTAGATCCGAGGATAATAAACATAAGTATTAAATTTTCTGCGGTTGTTTCCTACGATCAAGAAAAGTTTGAGGCTCTGAATGTGGCCATAGCAGAAATACAAGAGATGTTTAGAGAAAAGCTAGACATTTCACAACCAATATACATTACCAAAATATACGATGTTTTAAATAATTTGGACGAAATTGTTGATGTCACCAATGTTACTATAGAAAACAAAAGTGGAGGATTATATTCAGACGAAACTCTGAATCTTAAAGAATATATATCAGCTGATGGTAGAATATTGTATGCTCCGGAGAACGTAATATATGAACTAAAATATCCGAATTTGGATATTAAAGGGACGATAAAATAATGGGCATAAAAAGATACGTTGCAACTAAAGACAATACAATAACGAATGCCTACACTATTGATTTAGCCACCAGGGCAACTGGATCAAACATGGGCGCAGCTGATATTCTAGAAACTTTTTCTATTTATGGAAGAGAGTCAACAG